AATTAGGTTTGAGTTGGAATCATAGAGGTTTAGCGAAAACGTACCTCCAGCATCGAGTAGCAAGTTGGCATTGATCCCCAGCAGTGTGAATTGCTTGCCACGTGTAGACGGCAGCGTAAACCGGTTTGCATATTCGTTTGGATTCGTATTGACGTTTCTAAGGCCGCTACCGATATAGAACATTGGAGTTCCATACGATTTCGTTGCCGACCTATATCCCCAGAACAAATGTTGGTTGGTTGTTATCTTAGCCGTTGTTCCAGCCGTGTTTGTAAATGCGTACGGCAAGCCAGACCACGGGTATGAGTTGCCACGTCCGTACCAGACGGCGATGCTATTCGTCGCATTCCACGTTCCGCTTATCGGCTGTATTACGATGCAGTACAATTGCCCGCGTGTGACATTTTGAGTCGTCGAAAGCGTGAATGTGTTGTACCCGCCTGCCGTTATGGACGTTCCGGCAACGTCCACATACGATTGCCATACGCCGTCGTTGAGTCCGGTCGCGGCATTGACTCCTTGGAACCCAGCGCGTACCGTTCCCGGCGTTCCGGTCTTTGTCACGATGTAGAACAAAACCGAGACGACTGCGGCGTCTTCCTCGGCTTGGAATGCAAATCCGACAAGGTCCGTTGTTGCGTCTTCAATCGACGACAATTGAGTAGGTCCTTGCGTCATCGGGTCGTATGGCGGGTCGAAATATACCGTGGCCATTTACTGTATCCTGACGATGTTTCCGGCGTTGTTCGTGATGTCGTACGTCGCCGTCTTGTTTACCTTCCGGCCATTGCGGCCAGACCAGCAGATCAAGTACCGCTTCAAATCGTCAATTGACACGACATTCGATTCCGCATTGGCCTGATAACTAATCAGATCAGCCTCGCTTTGGAAACCGATACCGCTTTTGTCGCTGAATTTGAACGTGATGCTACCGTCTGGAGCATCAATCCGTTGCACAAGCGTAATCGAGGACGCCATTTATTCGCCAGCCTTCTGGGATAGCGCAAACACAGGCTCGTTCTTATCTGCGCGTGTAAAAAACGCCATCAGCGTTCCGATCAATGCCGGGATTAGATTATTCATAGCCATCATGATGCCAAGCTTGAACCGCACTGTGAGTTCCTCCACACCTGCGGTTTCTGGCACAGGCTTTGCGAAGGCACTCTGCATGGCAGGAGCAGAGACAGCAATAATAGTTGCCACGATAACCGTGATTAGCCTTTTGATGGATATGTTCTTCATGGATAGTCTATTCCCACTGAAGGAAGGCCATGATGAATGTATATGCGGTGAAGATACACCCTACTACGCATATGGCCCAGACGACATTGGAGATGAGTTGCTTCACGGTTTTTTTCCAACATCCGCATAGAGCCTAGTCACGACTGCCAGGAGAGAATTGATTTCCTTCTCGACGATCTCGAGACGTCGGCTATGGTCCTTGATGACAGCGGAAGTACCACCGAGTTCGCTCTCCATGCGATACATCATGTGGATCAACTTGCCTATGCCGCCAATGATGGCGATAAGGGCCATCATAAATACAGCAGCCCAACCAGAATCAATATGCATCAGTAACCTCACTTAGCAGCGGGAGGAGCCACTGGTGGTTGCTGGTAAGGGCTACCTTCCATCTTCAACGACGAGTCAAGATTATTCCATAGCCTCATGCACGAATCGAACCACCATTCGCGCCAAAGCTGAATTCGCGGTGCGAGGCTAGGATCGTCCAGATTCTTCATAGCCAGTTTCATTGCGGCGTATACGGGGAGCGTATTACGCAGCACATCGTCTGGTGCGAAGGTGCAGGACGTTGTAATTGCCGTAGGAATAGAAACTCCGTTTACGACAATGGTTTTGTTTGTGGCAGAAGGGAATACCCGTACAACCAACGGGTCTTTCCTATACCAGTAGTAAGGATCGGTTGTTGTTCCACCATTCGGAAGGGTGAATGTACCGGTAAAGACTTCAAAGTTTGGTTGCCATGCACGAAGCCTTGCATCACTGGTATGTTGCAATGCCGATCCAGCAATGGCTACCGACATTGGATGCCACACTGAAGTCAGAGTAAGGTCAGTTCCAGTGAATCCCGTGAACGTCTGTGTGCCGGGAATGTAGACGCAAGAACGCGCCATCTCGTACTGTGCTTCGTTCAGGTACTGATCAATGGTGGTCAGCGTGGCAATTGTAGTGCCACCAGTACCATTGGGTAGATCGCCAAGGACGCTGCCAGTTGCTTCGTTTAGGAGGATGAGTGTATCGTTCTCCAGTTCAGCAAGCGTAGCCATTTATGCCATCCTTGTATGGTAAATCGCAGCAAAAGCCTCGACATCACCAAGTCGCTGTCGGTATTCCTGCATGTAGAGTGCAATCCCAGCCTGATCACGCAATTGCACAGAACGGGCATGTAGCACTGCATACACAAGGCAATCTTGCGCTACGTCTGGCAACGGGCACTCATGGTCTTCTGTAGGAACGCCAGTATCTATAGTTCCACTGGAATTGTATTGCCATATATTTCCAGGCTGGCAATACCCTTCAATCATCAATCCGCTTGTAACTGCTTCACTAGGAGCTGGCTTAAGACGAATACGGTTCATTCCGTAGACAGCGCAGACATCGGGAGTTGAAGCTGTTGTATCGTTGCGATTATCATCAAACTGTTTGGATGAAAAGGTGACCTGCCTCAAACGAGTGTAGTCGGTTCCATCCAAATAGAAGATGCCACGAATCTTATAAATATCTGGAGAGCAGTATTCGTCTTCTCCAGCTACAAGATCTAGATATCGACGGCCAACCAAGCAGTCCGTTTGACGGGCTATTTGGTTGGCCTGTTCGATAAGGAGCAAGTCAAGCCCGAATGGGTCTTGGTCCGCACCTGTATTGAATAGGTTTGAACCAAGAACCCTAATTCGTTGTTTGAGTTGCGCCCTTGTCATTAGCCTGCCATCGATCCATCACGGCCAACAGAGATGTCCGCATTATAGAACATCACATAGCCATCCTGAACAGCAGAACTGTTGAGCTGCTGAACAGCAACACGCAGCCAAGGACGAGTAGTCATCCCAACTTGCGTCATAACCAAACGCGGAGGACGTCCAACAAACAGATTCCCAGGAGTTGCAGTTACCGTTGCAGTAGATCCACCAACCGTAGCGGAAACAGTGAATGTAGTTGCAGAAGGCACCGTATTCACATAGTAACCCTGACCAGCAGCAAGGGAACCCGCAGTAGTAGTGGCAACAACCATCTGTCCAACGGACAAGCCGTGGGGAGCAGTAGTGGTAATCACATTGCTCGCAACGCTGGAAACAAACGTTGCAGCAGTATTTGCAATGTTGACCTTCCCAGCAAACGGAGTGCCGAGCGTAGTTCCAAGGCCAGTAATTGCCGAGCCACCGGAAGAGGTTGCAATTTGAACTCCAGTTGAAGTAACTGCAACCACATAGTAAAGCGTTCCAGCAGTAATTCCTACAATGCTACCAACATTACCAAAGATAATTGTATCTCCGACTGCAAGCGTTTCAGTAAAGACAATCCTGTCGCTAGCAACACTAGTTGGGGTAATCCCAGTAGCATTGTTTCCTGCAAGAAGGGTAGCACTAGTTCCACCGGTACTTGCGTTAATTCCCGTAGTTCCACCAAGAGTGGATACCATCGTAAACGTCGTAGCCGACTGTTGCAGGACAATATATGGAATACGCACAACAGGACCAACGCCACCACCAAGTGCGGTGAAAATGACAATGCTTCCAGATGCAGGAACACTACCAGCAGTCGGAGTAACAACAGTCGGGCTAGCAAGACTGAAGTTAGCGGTAATTGCACTGGCATTTGCTGGAATGTTCACAGGATTGGAAATAGCTGCAAAAGCAGTTCCAGCAGTTCCAGCTCCAGTATCATTTGCCGCCTGGGCAATAATCTGAACATCAGACGGACCCATCAATCCAACCGGAGCAACCGCAGTCCGAATATAATATTCAGAAAGTGCAGTTCCGTTAGAAAGAATAGGATCTCCCGCAATCGCTGTAGTGGGAGTACTGGTAGTCAAGTTGCTAATATCAGCAACTTGATTTCGCCAATGAGTAAAGTTAAGAGCATCGGAATAACCGACTGCCCACTGATTAGCAGTGGTAACCAAGGTGACAAGGCCACCTCGATACGGAGAGGACGTAACATCTCGATCAACGCCGGCAACGTTTGTCGTTGCGCTAACATCGGAAAACGTCAGCCTCAGTTCATTATCTCGCGCCATTTTGTATTTTCCTTGCAGGGGCAAGATGCATTACACCTTGCCCCTGTCACCTATTAGAAGGTAGCCGAGTTGTCTCGACCGCGAGTGAGGAAGCAGTTGTCCAACCAGACTCCAGAGTACCGAGCATTGGTTGCAGTGCTGGACGGAAGAACCCGATAAGCAATGCGGACCCAAGGCTTGGTAGTCATCATCAAGGGCAACGTGATGATTCGCGATGCCCCAGAGCGGTCAAACGTTTGCGCAGAAGCAGCAGAGGACAACGACGTGTCGACGGCATTGCTTCCAGGCACCTTGGTAAGCCCAAACTGCGTGCTCGGGCTGCTGAAGGTAGCGTTGCTCGGCTGAGTAATAACAAACAAAGGTTCACTCGCGCCGTAACCAGTACCAGCAGCTTGTGCAAACAGCACTTGCCCAGCAGCCAGGCCGTGGGCAGTAGCCGTATTGACAACTCCTGCCACAACACCAGCAGCAGTCGAAACCGTGGTGGCATACGAGGCAATTGGACTAATCGGCACAGCCGATCCAGCAATCGTCCAGTCGGAACCAGCAGTGCCAGTACCACTGTCAGAAGCCGCTTCCAAATACAATTCAAACGTATTGTTCGTAGTATTCAACGGCCCAACAGGAGCGTAACGAATACGAACGTATTCATACGCATAGGACGTATCGCCAGCAATTGCAGGATCACTCGTAATTGCCGACGTTTCACCGGAGACAATAATCGATTGATCAGCACTCGTATTGCGAAAACCAGATCGGTTAAGGGAGTTACTGGTTCCGCGAACCCATTGGGACGCAGTAGACGCCGCAGTTACAGAACCGATAAATGCCCCCGTGCTGGCAGTCGAGCTATTGCCGTAATTGACAATAGCCAACTGGTTGTTACCAGCAGCAGTCTGGACAAATCGGAAAACAAGTTTTCCATCCCTTGCCATAATTGATCTCCTTTAAGGTTACGAAACGCGAACCTTAAGACGCCCAATGGCTCGGGTATGGGGAACCCAGAGTCCCACGCCCCAGTCGAAAACGACATTGTGCATAATGCCATTTTCCTTGGACAGCCCAAGATAAGTCGGCTTGAACGGGCCGCTCTGCCAACCCTGAACATAACCAGTGCCATATCGGACGGCATAGATATGCGTACACTTGCCAGCATCACCGGCAACGCCGTTGTTCAGGTTGTCCGCAATAACGGACGTGACGCCATCAGCCTTGCGCCCAACAGTACGAACAGTCGCATTCTTGTACTTTTCCACAGGCCGATCAAACGAATCCTGCGTCATATCGAAACCAGCACCAATGCCCATGACACGGATGTTGAGTTCAATGCGTCGCTTCGTGGCTTCGTTCATATACAGGACAACACCATCGCCATCAGGAGCATTCATGTTGTCAAGAAGTTCCTGGAGCTTGAAGATAAAGTTGTTGGCCGAAGTGGACGTGTTCGTGAACAAGTCAGCGGAACCACCAGTGGCGGCAATATCCATTTCAGAGGGGATATCGTAGTCCGCAAAATTGTCCATGCGATATGCAAGTCCAGGGAAACAATCAGCAGAGTTTCCAGCAGCAGGAGAGGCCGGATTGTTGTTGATGAACTTGTCGTTGAAGTCATAGGCAAAACCTTCAAGGAAGATCTGCACCTGCGCTTCAATAGGATCAATAATATTGGTCGGCTGATCGAGCAAAATGTGATCCACAAGAATCTTGTTACGAACAAGATACATGGATTCTTCATAGCTCTTCGGCTTGCCCTTGACAGCAACAGGCTCGGAATTGACACCGGTCCAGTTGGGCTGCGGGATATTGCTGTTGAGATAACGCATACCGACCTGCTTAAGAGTCGGGGACGTAAACAACGGAATGTCCTTAAGGGCATTCCAGGTCTTGTGAAGAGATTTGGTGATTTCCTTGACGAGCGGATCGTTGCTGAGAGACGCATGGTCCGCAAGCGTCAAAGCACCATTGAAGTCAATAGCCATTGTTTTCTACCTCAGATGGATTGTCTGTTGCGTGAAATACCAAGCAACTGACTCAAAGTGGATCGACCACCTTGCGCCTGTTGCTGTCCTCCATTGGAAACAGTGGCTCGTACCGTTTGCCTGGTACTAGTTGGGGTTGGCGCTTGCCGTCCTTGATTCAGGCGCTGGACGAGTTCTGGAACCAATGCTTTGGTGAGCTGCTCAACCTGGTCATGCACAATGCGCGCAGCATCGACAGGATCAAGTCCGCGACTAACCAATTGATCAACAGAAGCCTGGTTGCGTTGAGCAAGAGGATATTGGCTCAACGCTTGAGATTTTTGTTGCTCAATCATGTACTGACTTACTTCCTGCATGGCTTGCTGATATCGGAATCGTTCCAATTCAGCTTCCATTTGAAGCTTGCCAGTTTCGGGATCAATGAGTTCCTGCTGTTCCAGATCTCGATACCGATTTACAATCGCTTGTTCCTGCGCGGCCTGTTGCTGTCGCGCAAGAGCAAGATTTACATCATCGGCACTATTGAAACCCTGTCGCTCAAATTCTTGAATGACCTGGCCCCAACGAGATAGTTGTTCGTTTGCTGCCTTCGCTCGTTCATTTACTTCGCGAAAGCGTTCGTAAGGAACAGGATTCGGATCATTGAATTCCGAATACGCGGTGTTAGGTTGCTCAACACCTAGCAGGTCATACGGATCGTACTGATCCTCAGAATATGACCCATCCTGGACAGCCGTATCATTTACGTCTTCGGCAAAAGATTCAGGACCGACGGTATCCTGAACCATGTCCAATATGGCATTACCAACGCCATAATCGTCAGAAGCACCCGCTGGTGAATCGGGTGTATGCATCACCATCTCTTCAGACATTGTAATTATTGTTTCCTATTGGTGTTTTCGCCACCCCGGTCAACCTCTTCAGGAAAAATATTTTTCCGAAGAGTCTCCTGAGAAAGATTCACCATTGCCTTGGAAGCATCATTTTCCTGGGCAAGGCGTGATTTTTCTCGAAGTTTTTCCAAATCGGCATTCATTTTTGCGCCGACTTGAGCTTGAATTTTTTCAATATCAAGCTGGGCTTTCATTTGCTCCGCTTCTGGATCAAATCCATTCTTGGGAGCATTTTGCGCCTGAGCTTGTTCCATAGCCATTTGCTGCATCATTTGGAATTTTTGTTGCTGCTGTTCCAAATGCTCCATAATCAACGTCGTATCAGGAAGTTTCAGCATTTTGATTACAAGCATATTTGTGGCTGGATCAGCAGGATCTCCGAACAATCCCATTTGCCTGAACGCCATTAGTTTTTGCAATTTCTGATCTGGGCTATCTTCTTGAGCAGAGCCAGGAACATATTCGATTCGATATTGACCTCCATCGCGAATATGGTCGAAGGTAATTACGCCACTCCTCATTTCATTGGCAGGGTCTTGCGGCTCTTGCATTTGACCAACGAACGGAGCAACGCCATACTGGGCAACAAGTGCAACTTCCCATTCTTTGATTTCGGCATTTGAAATTTCAATATCTGCCCTAATGAACGAATGTTGCGTGTTATCTGCACGTTGAAGTAGCCTCACGCTTTCTGCGGGAGTTCCAGCTTGAGCCATTCCCTGGCTTACATCATGCAAGCCAGCAATATCCATCATGTCTTTTTCAAGCAACTGGAGCATTGGGAAAAGATCTCCACCAACGCCAGGAGCACGAACAATCGTAGGAGGTGCAGTTGCTTGATTATAATAAATTTTACGATAGATACGATTGCTATCAACAACGTCATCTGATTGATTATTGAATGCATCTGCCCCAACGCCAGATAGTTTCTGGATCATCACATAGTCTTTTTGGCTCTCAAACTGTTCAAGAAGCCGACTATAAATCCGGTTATACGTTTGCTGCAGTGGGCAGAGATCATATCCTAGGGAATACCCATAGACAGTTCCTGCCCTAGGTTGCCATCGCAAAGGAACAAACGGAAACTTATCCTTCTTCTCATACGGCCAATTTCCAGCATAGAGAAGGGCAGTGTTGGTAGAAACGATGTAGCGGCCTTTGGGATATTGCTCATTTGGCTTTTCCCAATATTCGTAAACAACTGCTGCTTTTTTACGACTTTCTATCTGGCCCATTCTGGAAGTGGATGGCGGAACCCAGCCATTGCCACTGCCATTTCCACCTTCAAGGTAAGCATCAATGTAGCTACTGCTTTGTCCTGACAATGCATCTGCGCTAACAGACTTACCCCTATCGCCATAAGAGTCCACAAACCAGGACAAAGGGCGCACAGATGCATGAATCAACCAGCGGATATCTTCATCGCGTTTGGCAGTGGGATCAACAAACACATCAAAGGCAGGAAGAATTTCTTCGCGGACATCGCCAACCGACATCTGCTTGAAGCCACCAACTTCACCAGTTTCCATATCAAAAAACGGAACTGTCTGAATGCCTTTTGAATCCCAATAGATTTTCAAATAACTGGTGCCGCAGACGCATGCCCATCGCACCCGTTCTTTCAACTGTGTTTCTCGACCAAACTTCCTATTGAAATGCTGACAAATGATATTTGCTTCGTCCGAAGCATTCCTGTCACGCTCAGTATCCGATAGAGGAATTGCATATGCGTCTGGTGAAACTTGCGTAAGCTTACCGACCACGCCGTCAATTAGCGGACGCATTTTCTGCACAATCATATACCGATTAGGTTCACTTGGATTTTGCAGTTGAATCAAATTACGCGTTGTGCTAGAGATTCGCAGCCATTGCCTTCCCTCGAAAAAAGCAGTAGCCAAGGCCCATTCCAACTCCATTTCCTGCCTGGCCCTATATGCTTCATCAAAAGATTGGCGAACATAGGTGGTAATCCTGCGTTCTTCTTCTTCATCGATCTCTGGCTGGTTAATCCAATCTTGCGAGTTGTGATCAATGCCAAGATCTTCTGGATCGATAAGATTCAGATCTTCTGAAGGAATAGATCCAGGCATGCCCATAGGAGACGGCTGACTAAGGGCAGTCATCCTGTTCTTGCTTTTGATCTGCTGTTTCATCAACTGGCTGATCATGTCTTGGATTGCCATCAGATATACTCCCGATCCTTAGATCGCTTTGTTTTTTGCTTACCCGCAATTTCACGAATGATGCAGAAATTGCAATATTCTATCCAAGCAATGGCAATACATGCCATTGCCGATAAAGCACTGAAAACAACAGTTGTTATAGCCATTCACGCTTCCGATCTTCATTGAGCCATGTTGGCCTATCGGTTTTTTTCTGATCAATCTCTGGGCAAGCAACTGGATATTCGCGCCACATCAATCCATACCTAAATGAGTCAAGAGCGTGATCGTTCTTTGTTCCACGGTCAATTTCTTCTGGATCTTTTGGGTCGGCCATACATTTGGAAAGTTCACGAATAAGATTTTGGCAATGGCGAGCAATGCGAATCTTAGGAACATGTTTACCATCGACCATCTCAGAACTTGCAAACCATTCTTTTACTCGACGCCATCCAGCCTTCCTGTCCTTTACGGCACGAACAGCAGGAAGACCTCTTTCCCACCAGACCTCGACAGGATATTCACCAATACGCTGCTGTACATTTTCAGGAGGAAATGTGTTTGCCCAGTCGAAAGCAATTGCCTCAAGCCTGGTATTCCATTTACCATCCCTGTTACGCCTATCAGTCGGCTCGGCCATTCCGCGCGACTCAAGCAGATTCAATGCAAGTTGTGCCTGAGAAGATGACACATGTCCTTTCTCATAAACCTCGCCAATAACGTAGATATTCTCTTTTTCGTCAGATGCATATAGAAGAAAACAACATGGTGCACCCGTACCAAAGTCGTGACTTGCCCACACACGCCACCAAGGCTGTATATATATATTGTCCACAACATGCCAAGCACTTCCATCCTGGCCGAATTCTTTAAAGTCTGGGAAGAACAAACCACCAACACCAACCTCGTGCTGGCATTCACGAAGGAACGAGATCAACCCAAAGTCATCGATCTCCCTTTGGCATACTTCGATGCCTTTATGTGCCCATGTTGGAATACCACCAGTGATGCGATATCCCATGCGGCCATCTTCCTTTTCCTCATTTGTATAAGTTAGGTTTTTGATGGCAGGAACAATTGGTGCTTGGACACGATTCTGCAACATGTCGACTTCGCCGCTGAGGACTTTCGACATGACGCTATTTGCATGAATTCTATTCTGAACAAATACAATGGCGCAGTCGGTTGACTTTGCTGGAAGAATGGTTTGCGTGATGGTTGCAACCTTCTTATCAACCCTCGATACAGAATCATCCAACTCATCAATGTCGTCGAATACAATGAAGTCAGGCCGGAGGTAATCCAACTTTACACCGCGTGCACCAGTATCAAGACCGAACGCAAGCACGTTGAATCCATTTTCAGTTCTCAACTTACTTGCATTCCAGCCCTTGCTGAATCCATATTTATTGACAGCACGTTCAATACCACAGCGCTCCATGGTTGTGGCAATATCTTGAACGTGACGGTCTGCCATATCTTGTGTAGCACAAACATAAAGCAGGAATCTCTTTGTTGCTTTTACAGCAATACGACTGGAAATCAGTTCCATCGTAGTGGATTTGCCACCACCACGGAACCAGCATTCAATCAATGCAGGTGGCGGATTCCCAGGCTCTATATTTTCCGCCCATTCCCATGCACGAATATGATGTTCCCCCAAGGGAGAAGAAGCAGCATGAGGAGCATAAGTACGAAGCCATGATCTAAAATCAAGCTCCGATCCTTGGATTGGATAAGCCCTACCCGTATCGAAGTCACCAGTGCGGATAATGGTATCCAATTCGCTATCGAGAGCTTCAAGAAGTGCAAGACTCAACGGCTTGTCTGGCCTTACAAACTTCTTGAATGCCCTTGGCGTTTGCCTGGTAGTTGTTGAGTTACGCCTCATTCAACAACCTCCGCATCAACCACATCATCGTCCTCTGATTCAGATTCTTCTTTATAGACTTTCAGAAGACGGTTGATTCCGTTCTTAATTGCTGTCAATTCATCCGCATTGCGAACGCATTGCTTTACAACACCAACGACTTGCATGATAAGCGAGTATGCTTGATCAACCTCAAGAACATAAGCTTTTGATTGAGCTACCCTTTGTTCTGCTTCAACAAGTTGAACACGCCGACCAATTAGTTCAATTACTTCATCCGATGATTTGGCCTCATCGCCACCAGCATTCAATGTCTCTCCTAGGTTTTTGAATGCTTCTTCAAATTCCTCAATGTTGGAAGACCTATACGCCCTGTTTGCAGTTGCGTATTGTTGCTGCAAATTGCGTAGAACATGAACACCAAAACCTTCTGAAGCAGCCTCAGCACGCCTATCAATTAGCGCCGTCATATATGCCGCATCATCACGCAGATTGAAAAGATCTGGATCTTCCCTAAGAGCATCGATCTTTTCAAGCAATTCCTTGCCTATGCTTCGGAACCGCTTGCTTTCCATCGATCTCAATCCTGTTCTGAACGATGGACTTTCAACACCAGCAAGCGCTTTTCCACCATGATAGTTGCAGAACTTTCGGCCACGGACGGCAAACTGACGGCACTGTGCACCGTTCACAATTCCATGACACCTAACACCAGTACCACCATTATGGGTAGTTAGTGTTTGTTCAAGTTCAGCGCTTTGTTCCATTGCTGTATACTGTAATTATGGCCGACAACATTACGAGCAAACTATACAGTCACTATCGTAATTCCACAATTGATGCATTGCTGGTATCTAAAGTATGGAATCTTTCCCCAGCTTTGTTTTCAGCAACCAAATACATCCAGCGCGCTGGAAAGAAATCAGGCAATAGCTTTGAGGCAGATATGCTAAAGGCAGTCTGGTATTTGATATACGAGACTGCCTCGAAAGTTATGCCGCATGACGTTGCAGTCATATTGTCGGACGAACTTATTCAGTATCTGAGTCAATCCTGTCGAGATTACGAGTGTCATACGTCGACTGACGCAGAGCAGGATTCATCAAATTCCCAATGCGGGTCGGACTCCCAAGAGATTCCAACACCCGGTTAGCATATTTGATCTGACCCATCCGATTAAATTTCATATGCACTTGCTGCACGGGCTGCTGAGGCAATTGTGTTTTTGGTGGTCTAGGCATTATCGTATTCTGTAATTCTGAGCGAGTGCCTTGCGGATGAGCCAGGCCCTATCGCGTGCCATATTTCCATATCCTGGATCAAGTGGCCCAAATTGTTCCTCATATCGAGGATCATTTGGATTTGCATCACCACGCATCCCTGCGATTGATGAAATATAAGGACCAGTCTCTTCCGTTGTAAGATCAAGCGGATTCCTGCCACCGCTATACCATTTATAAAGACCGCCACCTTGCGGAAGAAGCAATTCGTTTACATCCCTGCCGCCTTGCGCGCTATGTAGAATTTGCTTCCTGCGAACACTTTCAAAAGGCATTCCATTTAGAGTGCGCATCCTTGGGATATCTTTACCAGCAATTTGCCGCACAAGTTCATCTTCCGTTCCACCCCAATAACGCTGTGCGGATTCTTTGAACCGCGCTTCATTCAGAAGTTCATCTTCAAGTTGTCCTGGCAGGATATTTCCTTCTTCTCCGATTAGTTCGGACGCTGCCATAAATGGAATTCCTTGAGTAGCCCTAACTCCTTTTCTAAACCACGGAGGCAAGCTTGCGTATTTAGCTTGAGCTTGACCCCAGGCCTTCAGAGCCTTAGATACTACGGGCGACTTACTTTTGGTATTTCCGTTTGGCATAATTCAGTCCTAAGCCGCATGTTTTACCATGCGGCTTATACTTACTTCTTCTTGAAAGGCATCGCCTTCGGCTTGGCCTTCTTGACGGGTTTCTTCATCATCTTTTCGGCCATACCATGTTCCTTCTTTTCAACACCCATCAATTCGGACATGGACTTCGCCTTATGCATTCCCATTTCACCCTTGGGATAGGGCATTCCCATCGGCATATCAATAACCTTTCTTTTTACCGACCATAACGAGCACGATACTCAGGAGTGGACAAAACCTTTCGCGGAACAACAGTGCCAGCAGGAGCAGACGTTCCGCGAGGAAGTCGATCAGCCGCATAGCTCTGGCCCTTGAATTGCTGCTTATTGAAATCACGCTTGAAGGCTTCTACTGCAGCATTGATTTCTCGTTCGCTAAGATTCAGTTCCTTGTTGGCATAATCGCTGGTTCGGAACATTTGTGCAATGTCATCTCGACCAGAAGATCCAAGCTTCTGCCCACGCCGTTCCATGCCAGGCTGATCAAATCCCTTTTGACCAATACGACGAGTCATATCAAACATCCAGCCTTGGCCGAGTTTCACCTTATTGGCATCAACCTTGCCATCATCATTACGCGTCACGCCCATAGCCTTGGACATTGGTCCTTGTCCCTTATAGGCTGGCATATCAGCTTCTGCAGGTTTCGACTTCATAACTTGAGTGGGAGGCTTTTGATCTCGCTGGCTAGGGGGAACAGCGGAACCTTCAAATTCGCTAAGATCTTCGCCTTGGCGATTATCCTTAAGCGCATTAAGTGCAACTGCACCAGCAACAAGCCCTGCCCCAGCAAGAGCCTTTTTCCAGTTCGGAGAAAGACCCTTTCGTCCAACAGTTTTAGCAACGTCATCACCATAACGAGCAATTGCACTACCAACACCACCACCGCCACCGCCACCACCCATAGGTGCAGGTATGCGGTCTAGCGAAGTAGGACCAACGCGAGCAAGAGCGCCGCCACCAGAAGCAGGAGCAGGAGGAGTTCGCATACCAGTCGGAGCATCTCCAAGCCTCGTATATGGACCAGCATTTCCAGGCTGCATTCCAAATCGCGGAGCAGGTCGAGCACCACCACTAGGAATAGCGCCACCACCTCCACCACCACCAGGAATAACTGCGCCACCTCCGCCACTACGCGGAATAGGAACTAGTGCGCCAGCATCGCGTGCGGGAATAGCCCTGGTTCCTCGAGGCCTGGCAGTTCCCGTATACTGCGGAGGAGCATTTGGATTAGTAAGGCGAACAGGGCTTGGCTCTTTGGGAACAGGCACTAGTGCGTCAGAAACAGGAGCACGTCCACCACCACCAAGAATATCAAGTGGAATACGTCCTGCACTAGAACCTTCTGCCTGCAATTGCCGGAGTTGCGCAATAAGCCTACGCTTTTCTTCTGGCGTAACGCCTCTACGAATACGGTCAACAATAGCACGGAATTGATTATCAGATCCACCAGGCATAATTACTACTTTCCTTTCTTCCGCATTTTTGCAGCGCGATCAGCCTCGGAAAGAGCAATAGCAACGGCTTGCTTTCGATTTACAACCTTGCTGCCAGAAGACGACTTCAGAGTTCCATGCTTGTATTCGTGCATGACTTTCTGAACTTTGTTATTTTTGATACCGAGCAATTTACTAAGCATAGTCAGCAGTTCCATGCGCGAAGCGCTTTGTTGATGCGCGAATCGGGGTCATTCGCAGTCTGGGAGGACGTCAACTTTTTCTTCATGCCGCCCATCCTTGCACAAAAAGAGGCACGACGACCAGCGTCTGCCTTTGTTTTTGGATTTGGAGCAGGAGGTTTCAAATTAGCGCCCTCTTTAGCCTTGAAGTGCGCTCGACCAGCGGCATTCAATCCGCCTTTTGGATCTTGGTATTTTTTGACGACACCCATGATAGCCAGTATGAGTATAACTCAATCAATGTTGCAAGTGATATGATTGGTGTCATTGATGACACAAGAGGTCAAAAATGACTATTGAACAAGAGAATGACATCGTAACTCATCTTGCAAAAGGCATGACTGTATCCGAAATTGCAGCAGCAATTGGAACCACATCAAGGACAGTCAACTTCCATTTGCAGATCATTTATTCCAAATACGACATACCTCCAGGCAAAAATAGGAACATTAAGTTATTGGGACGTTTGGGGCATATCTCCACGTCAATGTAAAACGGCCTCCATTTGGAGGCCATTTCACTACTTCTTCCTATTTGAATGAATCCAACGATCAATCAAATAGTGACCAAGTTCTTCCGGTGTGACTTCAAGTGCATTCACGAGCTTGAAGAAGTTGCGCTTGGTAGGCCATAGCCTTCCAGATAGCCACATCGAAACCTGGGGTTGCGTCAATTGCAATCGTTCCGCAAGCATGACGGAAGTCAATCCACGTTCCTTCAGGAACTCAATACGCTTAGCCATTTGTTCTCCTTGTTTCTACGCAAAAGGATCTTCGATATCCAACTCTCCAGGAAGCGGAGGTGGAGGAGCAGGTTCAATATTGCGACGACCACTCCATTGCCCTCTGCTGTTCGACGAACCAGATGTGGTTGTCTGTCCGGTGCCTTCAGGTCGCTTATCCAACGCATTCACGTCATCAGCAACAAGATCCCAATAAGTGACCTTGATTCCATCGCGTTCCGTCTTGCGGCTATCCATACGTCCAGCAACCGATACAAGACGGCCCTTTGACAAGTAGGACTGTACGAATTCCCCAGTCTTTCCCCACGCTTTCACATTGAAGAAATCCGTTTCGTCCTTCTTCCGCGCCTTGTCAACGGCAACGCAAAACTCACATACGGACAACTTGTCAGCGCCAATATTTTTGGTTTCAGGATCGGCCACAAGCCGACCCACGATACAAATCTTGTTCATAGGGTCTTCCAGTTTGCCTCGTTGATACGAAGCCCATCGTCGGTAAAGAAACGCACTTTGCGCGCATCCACCACAAGCGGCGCATGTAGTTTCCTATGGTCGTTCACCACTACCACAAAGGCATCTGACTCATAAAAGTCTTGGGCCAACCAGCCCAGTTCGTACTTTCCAGATTCGGCAATATAGGCAACGCATGAGTTCTTGCGATGCATATCCTTGCCACTGAACATTGTCATGGCGATTGCCGTTGCAAATACGCCTATGAGGAAAGTGAACAACTCGGACATACCTCCCGCTCCTTGTCAAAGTGTACAGCAACCTTTGCAGCTTATGCAACCGCATGGTATCAATATTTTCAACTTGGTCGGTCGGCATATACCAATCCGAAGGATTGGTATTTATAGTTGATTTTGATTCTAGTTAATAGGGGTATACAAAATGACACCCTCCAGGGTGCATAAATTGATACTCCTACAGGAGACTACGAGTGAGCGAAGAGCCTATCGGAACCAGTGAAGACATCGTTCTTCTTGTCAAAAATTCGTGCGAGATGCTTGTTCCGTCCACGGAGCATAGCGCCGGTATCGATCTACCTGCAGCTGCTTTCGCCGTTGTCGCATTCGGCCATGTGACCATTGTGGACACGGGCGTATACGTCAATATGCCACCCAACTTCTATGGAATGATTTGTTCCCGTTCTGGTCTTGCTGCAAGGCATGGAGTCATGGTTGTCAACGCTCCTGGGATCATCGATGCTGATTACAAGGACACAATCAAAGTCTTGCTTACCAAGGTTGTCGACGATCCAGAACCGTTTATGATTGCAAAAGGAGATCGCATTGCTCAGATTGTGTTTGCCCCACGCGTGAAAACATCTGGGTCAACCAGTGCACAACGGATCGGTGGACTTGGAAGCACTGGTGTATAGCTTGATGGAGGTAAATATGAGCCGTGCGTCGCATCGGCCAATAGCGGAATCAACCGTACCTGGTGTTATTGCAAACATTGGAGTACAGGAAGAAGCCGATAACTGTGGAACGTACAATGACAGCCTCCACATGCACATCTTGATACCCTTGAAAGACTGGAGATTATCCCATGAGTAGTGCAAAGCGTTCCAACCCAAAGTTGTGGGACAAGGTTGTGTCCGAAGCAAAGGCAAGCAGCAAGGGTGGCGATCCAGGCGAATGGTCGGCGCGAAAGGCGCAGATGGCCGTAGCGGAATACAAGAAGCGTGGTGGTGGCTACGAAGGGCCGAAGCAATCTGACAACAGCCTTGCCAAGTGGACAAAGGAGAAATGGCGCACAAGCGATAATTCTCCCAGCGAGGGGAAGAAGCGTTATTTGCCAGACAAAGCATGGTCTTCCCTTTCCTCAGCAGAGAAGGCTGCAACCAACGCTGCGAAAGCCAAGGGAAATGCGGCTGGCAAACAGTTTGTCGCACAACCGAAATCCATTGCCGAGAAGACTGCGAAGTTTAGGAAAGGTACAAAATGAGTCGTGCTTCGTATCGTCCAATAGCAGAGGCAACTGCGTTTGGTGCCATTGCGAATATTGGAGTTCAGGAAGAGGGTGAGAACCGTGGAACGTACATTGAACTGTACCAATCCAGTTGTGTTCCTCCGATTCCTCCAGGCTCTCCTTGGTGTGCCGCTTTCGTGCGTTATCGCATGAAGGCTGCTGCCAACAAGTTGAACATGGTTTACGATCCAACCTTCCCGCGTACTGGATACACGCCTGATTGGAGCCGATGGGCAAAACAAAACAACAAGTGGATTTCCGCAAAAGGATTGAGGACAGGCGATGGATACAAGCAAGTTCTCCCAGGTGATTTGGCGTTGTTTTATTTCCCTGCACTCGGTCGTATCGCGCATATTGGCATCATTGTCAAAGTGATGAAGTACGGAGTCATTACGATAGAAGGAAATACAAGCCCGGAACCAGAAGACGAAGGTGAAGTAGAGCGCGATGGCGATGGCGTGTTTGAGAAAGACCGTCGATGGTCGGAGCTTGGAGAATTTGGCGGTATTCTTCTGGTGGATTTCTAACGATACGACGCCGTATCGAAAGCACCATCATCGCGCAATGAGGCGCGAACTATGGAGGAAACCAAAAAATATGCCCCATGTGCATTTACATGGGGCATATTTCCGAGTGGAGAACCTATTTCGCGAATGAGTTATTGGCACCACCCATCCGCAACGACAATATACGTCTTTTTCTGCTAAAAATGCAAGACAAAAAAATGCCGGCAAAATGCCGGCATCACATGAGCATTCATACCGCAGAAAGACACAACATGCATAAGCATACTATCCCGATTGTTCACCTTGCGCCATATGATATTTGGTGAACGCCTCCCATGTGGCAGGAATTTCCTTCTTTAGGATCTCCTGTACGCCAAGCGCAATATCGCGATGTTCCTTCTGGGTATCTTCGGAAGAGCGTACAAGGCAGTAGTGAAGCCAATCCCGCATCGTTCCAGACATATACATCATCGTATCCGTGCAAAGAGGCAAGATATTGCGCGCAGACTCCGTAGCCACACCGCTCTCGACAAGCTCGTTGTAAGCCTGCCACAGAAGCGAAACAAGCGTGGTGGCCTTCTGGGTTATTGCCATCTGTGCAACGCTTAATTCGGCCTCCTGGCTACCTTGGCGGTTGGTCTTTCCCGCAATGCGCATCTTTGGAACAACAGGTTTGTTGGCAACAGGCGAATATCGCTGACTGAATTCCTGAAAATGAAACGACCTATGCCGCAAGATTTGCGCGGATATAGCCCTTGTAGTCTGGATTTCAAGACACATGGACGCCATTTCAAATGGACTCCAATGTTTGTGCTTGATGCAGTACGCAAGAAGTCTCTTGTCCTCGCTATCCTGCCTGTGCGGGCTGGAAACACGAGCGCAATACATGATCTGCGTCTCTGGAGACGGCGTTACCCATACAAGTTTGACGCTCATGCTACTTCTGAATCCGCCTATCGGAAATAGTCTTGTCAATATCCTTGATAATGTTCTCCACTTGCCAGTAGAGAGCCTCAAGGCGAGTGGTGACGGATGGAGATGCGGTTGCGTGAATGACTCCTCGTAGTTCGTTCATCACCAAAGAGGTGTGATCTTTCCAGCGCATGGCATCTTTTTCAAGAAATGGAAGTTTAGGTGTCGACATAACTAACTCATATTCCTAATCCAGTGGTTATTCATTGATTCAGTATCTTCTCCCATCTACCTTTACGGCATATCGGTTGATCTATTCTTCGAGGTTTTCCATCTGTATGTTTCCATTGTCCGCCAGAAGACCAGCCCATACAGCACCATCCTGATGCTAGCAATGATGTTCCGATTTCATCTTCCAGTATGTAGGTTTGAATCTTGCGATATCCCATTGCTTTTCCCGCTCTAGCAGCTGCTCCATACAAAATTGAGCATGCATTTCTCGTCCCATCTGTTACCAAGCGAGTAACTTCAAGTACTTCGGTATGATCGACCAGGCGAGCTACGGGCCTCCCAACAATGCAAGCCCCACGCAAAACACCATCTTCATCAATGCAACCAATACTAAACCGATGCCCAACTACTGGTTTGTGATGTCGGTGATGCAGCAAAACAAAATCGTTTGCCTGTTTAAGTTCCAAAGGCTTGATCAGTAGTTGCATTGTTTTTACAAAAGGTGAAGTTTGAGCATGGATGCAATTAATCCATATTCGATGAGACAAGCTGGATCCTTTCTCCAATCCAGCGCAATTGCGGAACAACTATGGAGTTGCCCAGCAGTTCATAACGGCGCTTATCCGTTGAACGCATGACGGTGGCTTGTTTTGCTCCACCGCAATGCATGCAAGCCCTATCTCCAAGATGCCAGACGTATTCCGTGTTGCAGCACTTGTACCACCGCACATTGGTGAAGTCGTCAGGGAATCCCATCAAGCGTTCGCATTCAAGCGGAGTGAATCGCCTGACGATCATATCCTCTGAGTGGAGCACTGCAGGAACTTGTTGCGTGCATATGCTTGCAGTTCCAGATAGTGTTTGCCCGCGCATGTCTCCTCGGCTCTGCCAATTGAACGACATAGGCTGAAGCACTGCATTGAAATTCTGTTTTTCAGGTTGATTTATACGTCCGTTGCAACCCTTCCTCGTCAATGCCCTGGATGTATTCAATCCGTCCCAGCAGATTCCCCTTGCACGCGCAGCATCAGTGCTTTCTCCAGTTGTTCCGGCAGCGTGAAATTGGTTTCCTTCGCGCGGGTCAATATCCCACGACATGCGTTGGGACTCAAATAGTACATGGGCGGCACGTCGGAAATCTCCTGAAGAATGTCCGACAAGGAAGAATCTCTTGCGCCTCTGGGGAACCCCCCACCCCGAAGCGTCCAGGCACCTATAGGCCCACCCATACCCGAGGTCTGTAAGTTGCCCGAGGAGGAAGCCCAAAGCCCTTCCTCCGTCCGATGACACGATGTTAGGTACGTTCTCGAAGGCAAACCATACGGGTCGAAACGCTTCCACCATCTGGAGAAAGACCATGACGAGTCGTCCACGCTCATCGTCAAGACCTCTCCGAAGACCAGCGATGCTCCACGATTGGCATGGTGGTCCTCCGACAAGAACGTCAACTGAACCGCGTTCGATTCCCCAGCTTTTGAATTCCTTTGCGTCGCCATAATTTTTCACATCTGGAAAGCGATACGACAACACGCGACATGCAAATCGGTCAATCTCTGAAAATCCAATAGGATTCCAACCAAGTGGCTGCCACGCAACCGATGCAGCCTCGATCCCACTGAATACCGATAGGTAGTTCACGTCACACGTCTAACTTGGATTGATGCCGATCAAGCAGTATCGGAGTGCCAGGACCAATATACGAACCTTCAAGGTTGTACTCGACATACTCCAATGCGTCGGAATAAGCGTCTGAAGTTGGATCTTCCGTACCCAAACTTTCCGATTGAGAGATTATGATGTCGATGCAACGCTCCTTGTCATAGAGCGCCACATCAACCATCTTCCCACCACGCATGATCGACGCATAACCAACAAGCGCATTATTGAAATCATCCCAGATAAAAATGTCCTTGTTGCGCTCACGCAATATGGAGATCAAGTCCTCCTGCATAATCCAACCTCCTGATATCTAGTGTATCGGTTGACAGTAATATTGACAATATATAGGATAGCGCAGGTAGTCAAAACTTGGAGAAATGCATTGATGAATCCATACAAAATAGCTGGTCCTGCAGTCATATCTTTCTCGGGTGGAAGAACCAGCGGATATATGCTTTGCAAAATTGTGGAGGCACATGGTGGATGCCTACCAAGCAATGTAGTCGTCCTGTTTGCAAATACAGGGCTTGAGCATGAGGCTACTTACGAGTTCGTTCAACAGGTATCTGAACGAGTAGCACCAGTGACATGGCTCGAATATGAACGCATCGAAAACACCAACTCGTACAAGGTGGTCGGTTACGACACAGCTAGTCGTAATGGCGAACCAATGGAATCGCTCATAGATTCCTGCAATTATCTACCCAATCCAGCAAAACGATTCTGCACCATAGAGTGCAAGATCAGGACTATAGCTCGCTATGTCAAAGATAGATACGAATGGGATTCATGGACTGAAGCAGTAGGACTCAGATACGACGAGCCTAGACGCGTACATAGAATACGAACAGATCAACTCAATAGAGATGTTGTATGCCCAATGTACAGCGCAGGACATGGTCTACAAGACGTACTCCATTTTTGGAGAAATAACGACTTTGATCTGAAATTGCCTGCGGACAACACTGCATTTGGAAACTGCGTTGGCTGCTTTCTCAAAGGCAATGCAAAGCGCATGAATGTCTTCCGAGATGAGCCTACCTACGCAGACTGGTGGGTAAGGATGGAAGACAAGATAGGAGCACGATTCCGCAAGGATACGCCACCCTATAGGCAACTCCTGGATATGGCAGTCAATCAGCAATCACTTATGTTCGATGAAGACGATTTGGAAGAATGCAACTGTACTGATTAGGGTTTCTTCTTCGGGAGAAAATGATGATTAGGTTGTGAGGATGCGCTTCGGGGACAAGCCAGCCTCCGCTGGAGGGGCTGGGGATTGCCATAGGGGTGTGGGGCACAGCCTCCGCTGGACAAGAATCATGACTTGGAAGGGGCCCCAAGGGCCCGTAGCGGCGCCGCTGGTTTGCTCGACTTGGCGGCCCGGTCGCCGCTCCGCCCCGACGCCCGGTGTGGCGGCATGCTCAGCCGCTCGACGTGCTCGACGTGCTCGACGCTCCGCCCGGCGCTCCGCACTGGGAGGCAAAAGCGCCAGGGACTGGGCAACGCCCGCGACCCGGCGAATCCCCCGCCCGACGAATCCCAGGTACATGCTCCTCCGCCCCCCATGGGGCGACAAAGTGCCCGACCTCGACCCCGACCCCGCCCCCGAAAATAATCCCCCGCCCTTGCAGGTATCCCCGCGCGGGCGGGCGAACCTAGCAACGGTCGCAATCGGGCGACCGCTTGACCCTCCTGTGGAGCAACCAATCATGACCCTAGTGACCGCCGTCCCGGCCGCCTTGACGGCCCTCAGCGCTCTGTCCATCCTTGTCGCCGGAGTGGCGTGCCACGCCCTCCGCAACGCCCACCGCGCCCAGCGCCGCGCCGAGCGCCGCGCCGAACACGCCGAAACCTGCGCCGATGCCTATCGGCGCTCCGCCGCCGCAATGTCGGCCCGACTCGACGGAACTGAGCGCCAGTTGCGCCTTGCCCGACTCGATGCGGCCAACCTGCGCCGCTCCTCGACGACCCGCCCGTAACCCCCCGCCGGGGCGCTCCCCCGCCCCGGCCCCGACCCCCGAAAGGACAACCATGCAGACACAGAACGATGAGCAGGTCGCACGGGCGACCGACCTACTGGTAGCCGCAGCTGCGACCCGAATGGCCCCCGAGATAGCGCCGGCAATTGTCGGCGCCCTTGCCCCCGTCGACCTCCGCAGCCTGTGGCTGAGTCTCGCGACTCAGGGATACGTTGCGACCGTCCGGGAGCGCGAACGCGTTGCCGCCGAAATCGCCGACCTGCTCAGCATCGAAACCGTAGCGGAGCATGTCGACATGCAGGACCTCAGCGGAGCGCTCGACCTCGACCAACTCGCGGCGGCGCTCGACCTCGACGCGGTGGCGGCGGCGCTCGACCTCGACGCACTGGCGGACCGTTTGGCGGACAGGTTCGCCGACCGTTTGACCAAGCGCCTGTTCCGCCCGTAACCCCCAGCCGGGGCGCTCCCCCGCCCCGGCCCCGACCCCCGAAGACAGGAGGCCCGACATGGGCGACCCGGTAGATATGGCTTTTGAAGACCGCATCAGCGGTTACGTCGACCTCGACCCGCTCGACGACTGGTACGACGACCTCGACCCGCGCGAAGACGACGCCGACGACCTCGACGACGACGACGCGCGCGACGGCGACGGCGACGGCGACGCCGAGTAGCACCCACCGCCGGGGCGGCGCACCCGCCCCGGCCCCGACCCCAGGAACGGAGACAACCATGCAGACACCCACGCAGACCCCGCAGACCAACGCGCGCAAGGGCGCGCGCCGCATCCGGCCGAGCATATCGGCATTGGTCGCGCGAGCGCTCCGCGCAGAGCGCGCGCGCGTGGAGGCGACCTTCCTGCCGACATGGTGCGCGGCCCCGGCATCCGCGCCCGTGTTGCGCGCGCCGCAGGACGTTGCCACCTATCTGGCCGGCATGGCCGGCGACCCGTGCGAGCAGTTCGCAGTGCTCTCGGTCGACACGCGCAACAGACTGTTGCGCGCGGAGATCGTCTCGAGGGGCGACCTCAACAGCGCAATCATCCACCCACGGAGCGTGTTCCGGCCGGCCATCGCTGCCAACGCGGCGGCCATTGTGGTCGCGCACAATCACCCCAGCGGCGACCCCGCGCCGTCGCCCGAAGACATCCAAGTCACCAAGCGCCTGCGCGAGTGCGGCGACATCATCGGTATCCCGGTGCTCGACCATGTCATCATCGGAGCGCGACGCGAAGGTTTCATTCCCGAAGTCTCCTCGATGCGCGAGCGCGGCATCCTCTAGACCCCATCGGGGCCGGGTGCAATCCCGGCCCCGGCAACCATGAAAGGACAGACCCAATGCAACCAACCACCTACCGAATCACGGCGGGCACCGCCGACAAACCCGCGTGGATCGTACCGGCGGCAATCCTCCCCGTGATCCGCGAACGATGGCAGACCGCGCGCGCCCAAGATGCGCGCGCCGCGTTCCGGCTCGCGTGCGCGCTGGCGCCCACCATCCCGGCTTCCGGTATAATGGCGCTACTTGGCGAGGGCGGCGACTGGATCGCGCGCGCCGAGGGCGATGACATCATCATCGCCCAGCGCTGAGACCATCGGGGCCGGGTGCAATCCCGGCCCCAACGACCACGAAAGGATAGCAGACAGTGACCGCAGGACACGATTACACGCGGTGGGACGTGCTCGATGCCCGGTATTGGTGGGCCGCGCACCACCACGCAGGTCAATGGTCGGATGAGTACCGCACCATTGGCCGCATCGAGCAGATGGGATACCGCCCCGGGCGGATCGCGCGCGGGCCGGAGACGGACGCCGCGCGCATGATCTACGCAGACCGGTGCCACGCGCACGGGTGCACGCATGAGGAGGAGACAGACAATGGCCGGTAAGTGGACCCGTAAGGAGATCGAGGCGCGCGCGGAGGCAATGGGGTTGCGCGTCATCCTCGGTCGCCCGGGCGACGGAGTGACCCGGTATTGGTTCGAGCGCATCGAAGACGGCACCGGCAACCCTATCGGGCGCGAACTGGGCCTAGCTCGAGCCGGAGCATGGCTCGACGGATACATCGCCGCAAAGCAGTAAGCCAGACACGGACAACACGGGCCGGGGGAAAACCCCCGGCCCTTTTCTTTTGCGCGCACTTGACGGTATAGTGTGAGCGGGTGCACCCAGCGCCCCGAAGGGACAAACCATCGATGCCGAAACGAGAAAAGCGTGCGCGCGAAGCGCACGCGCACATGCCGGATGCATGCATGACCCCGGCGGAGCGCCGATACATGCGATGGGGCCGCTACACGCAGGCCCCCAGCGCGACCGAGGCAATCCTCCGCCTCATGACCGATAAGGAGTTGGCGCACGTCTACAATCGCATCTGGGATGCGATGACCTACCACGACGGATACCAGCCGTTTGGTTGGGACAGACCAACCATGATCGCGCGCGGCGACGGCCACGGCCTGAAGGCGCTCGACATGCTTGACAGGGAAGCCAAGCGGAGGGGATTGGCGTGAGCACAATACTCGACCGCCTGGCCGTGTGGATCGACACTGCCGAGATCGCCTACGAGGATCGATACGGCGCGCTCGAGGACGAGACCGACGGCCTTTCGTGGATCGATGATCCCGAGGCCGAGGCCGAAGAGGCGTTCGCCGAGGAATTCGGCGACGACGCCGACGACCGGGAGCGCGAGTGACCGATGCCCTGCCGGCGGGGCGATACACCGGCAAAGGCACCAACAAATGGACATATCACAACATTATCTTGCAGTCGCACGCGCCCTTGGGCGCGTGGGGGACTGGGCAAACTCCGATTCATCTTCGGAGCACGGCATTGCGTTGCTGCGCGCTGCTGTTGTCGACCTCGCCGGGGAGCACCCGGCAGCCGCATCGCTTGCGGCGCGGCTCGACCTCGACGCGGTGGATGCGGCGCATGACCGCATCGGCAAGGCGAGGACGGAGGCGGGGCGATCCCGCGCCCGTCTCGCCCTGCAACGGGTCGCGTGGGACAGAGAGGCGCGCGCAGCCGCAACGGCCCAAGCAATCGCGGAGGCGCTTGAGGCGGCCGATACCGAGCGCAACTGACCGAGGCCGGGTGCAAACCCGGCCCACCTATCTCGAAAGGACAAGGACAACCATGATCACGAAGCGGACCATCTATCTGCAACGGCTCTACAGCCATGTAATAACGCTACGGGGGCCGATGGATGAAATCGACGACATGACGGAGGCCGCCCTGCGCGCCGTGGATGTCAGCCAGATGCAACTGATCAAGCAGGACGACAACGCCGTCGACAAAACCGTGTCCAATGGGTGGACACTGGTCCGCTCGTCCATGATAGGGGACGAGATCGCGTTGTACATTGACGGCGAAGTGGACCTTGTGGAGACGCGGGAGGAGGCCAACCGAATGCTCGCCGAATACCTGCGCGATCTACTTGAGCGCGTCGCCAACGTGCTCGACGACTACACCATCGAGCAGTACTGGCACGATCAGGACAACGTGAGAGTGGAGCACGTGCTCCATGATGGAGCAATGTGGATGACGGTCAGCGGCCAGCCGCTGATCGTCGATTAGCCCAAGGTTCCCCCGAAAGGAGAAAGTATGGACATCCAGGATCGGAAGCGCGCGGAGATGCGCGTTGTGAAAGCAGTGGCCGAGGCGGCATTCGCCGACGGACGCGCGGTCGCCGTCATGTACGAACCCGGCGACAATCCCGAGGTCATCGCCACGGACTGGGCGACGTTGGAGCCGCACTTGTTCCAGTGCGATGAGGAGTGGGTCGTAATCTTCGACGGCCCGCAGACCGAGCGCGAAATCGGCCAGATCATGCTCGTCTGGGGCAATGACACGGACGTGATCGCCGATTACAGCCTCAGCGTGGAGCGGTACGTCGATGCCGGCATGGACGAGGCGATGCGGATCGATCTGGAGCGGGATCGGCAACTGGAATCGGATTGAAACAGATCGGGGCCGGGTGCAAACCCGGCCCCAGCGAACATGGAAGGACAGACATGAAGACGAACTACCCGAACAACGAGATGGCAGTCGGATTCCTCGGTGCGCTGAGGCAGATCTGGCTGCGCGAAGGCAAGTATTCCGGTATCTCCGGTACGCGCATCATCAATCACCCAATCACGCCGATCACCGGCGCGGTCGTTGCGCTGAAGTATTCCCAGATCGGACTTCTGCTGGAATCGCTCTTCGATGCGTTCTCGCAGGGACGGACACCCATCGGATTCCCTGCGGACGCGCAGCAAGACGCGGCGGTGATCGTCGAAGAGTTCGGCACACATATGGTGTGGTACAGCCTTGTCTCTGAAACCATCCTCACGCCCGTCATGCGGCACGAAGGCGCGGTAGACCCGCGCATCACATCTTGGTACTACGACGACGTGGCGATGGAGCGCCTCATCGGACAACTCAAAGGACTTCGCTGCAAGATCTGCCGCAACCCATACAACAGCCGGGGGAAGTGCACCAATTGCCACCCAGAACCGTGGTGGCAGGACGCAATCGACGGGTATATCAAGGACCGGGTGCACCCGGGCACCTCGTTTCAATGGCTGATACTCGGCTCTCCGAAGGTGGCCCTGCTCAATACGGAAGCGCGCCGCGATCTGGCAGACATCATCGAGTACATCGATGCCAACTGCCCGAAGGAACTCCGCACCGAGACCGGGTTCGTTGATTGGTGCGGTGAACTCAAGTAACACTTGACCTCACGGTGCGCGTGGTTTAGAATAGTATTGGCCTCCGGTTTCTGGCCGGGGGCCATCTGTTTTCTGGAAGGACAACCATGAAACTCTGCAAGTTTGAACTGCCCGACGAATACTCGATGGTGTCGCACGACATCATCGCCGATCTCTCCCGGTTGCTGGAGCACGGCGTACCGGTTGGCGGATTCCTCGAGTCCGTGCTGGACAACGACCTTCGTATGGCCGTGTCCAGGGCCGATATGCGCAACGCCAGTACGTTGAAGGAGATCACGCGCTTGATCTTCAACTATGTTCCCGGTGTTTTTGGATACAAGGGGTCCGTGAGCGATTACATCTTCAACGACGCGCGCTACATCATCAACGAGCACGGGCAAGCCGAGCGCTTGCAGCTGGTCGCGCGCTGATTTAACGGGGGAGCCGGTCACGGTTCCCCCTCTACCTGAAAGGACAGATCTGGATGAACATGTTGGATGCCCTCAAGTTGGCGAGCGAGTCGAAAGGAAAATACCTTGTGCGGCCAATCAGTTGGCGTTGCAATGGATCTGCGTACTACGTTCACCCGAGCGGACTGGTGCATATCAAGCACGGGTCGACCGACCGCGCGCACCTCACGTCGGTTACCCGTGACATCTTTGGCGAGTGGGAGCCGCTCCTCCCGCCTCTGGCGATCCACACTTCAAAGAAGTGGGAGACGGTGTACATGGATCGGCATGCTGAGTGGGAAGCGCTGCGCTTGCCCAACTACGAAGACATCTCCGAGGAGATCGAATGGTTTGATGCGGAGGAGAATCGAGACGGGACAAGCAGTGGCGAGTGGCGCTGGTACGACGACCAGCGATGGCTCATCATCTGCGGAACGTACAACGAATCGCATGCGCCCGGCGCGAGCGGCTACACGTTCGCGCTTTTGTTCTCCTCGGAGATGTCGTACTGCGACTACAAGAAAAGCCTTCACAAGATGCTTTGCGACAATCGGGAGGATATGGAATGAAGTGCTGGGGAATGTACTGGGGAGGTGGAAATTACTCGCAACCTATCGTGCGCGATGACACCGAGTTTTTCAGCAGCATCAAGGAGGCGAAGCGCGTTTTCGAGTATCGTACGCTTCGCGATCTGCGCTACCCGTGCACGGACAACCGGGCATGCATGCAGATCTGGTTGCGCGATCCCCGTGAGGAGCGCGATCCGTACCCCGACAAGGTGATCGAGTTCGGGCCTCTTGGCGGCATCAAGGAGACAGCCTGTTGAAGGAACGGAGCGGTGGCGTTTCATGCGTCTACCGCACCATGCTGGAGTCATCCCACCAGACATCCGTCTGGTGGGATTGGCTTCGTCGAGACTGCGATGCAACCATGACGCAGTTCTCGCAGGACGCCGAACGCATATCGCAGCGTCACAACTCCATCGTCAAGGTGGAGCAGCGCGTGTACTACTTCACCGATAGGACGTGTACCCGTGGACCGAAGGCCGTGTGCGAAATGATGAACAACACATGGCCGAGTTCCCCGATAGTGGCAATCACGTTCGACTCTGGCGAGATTGTGGAGTACACCAGGACGGACGAGCATCGGGAGCGCGAGTTGTTCCGTGTTCCGCTTGATCCACCTGCAGGACTTGACGAGGAGCAAGCACTGGCATACAAGGAGATCCTGCACAACCCGGCACTATACGCATTGTGTGCGCGCAGCCCAAACGCATCAGCGTGGATAACCTGCGCGAATCGGTCTGGATGGTCGCGCAAGAAGTCCGTACTGCTTTGGGTTTATCGATACATACGTCACGAAGGAGTCAAGAAGTGAGCAACACCAGCCGTTTGAACATCGTCATCGAGAACGCAAGGAAGAGCGGGATCGATGAAGGCAAGATCGCGAAGTGTCAACGCATGGCCGAAGAGTCTGGACTCAAGGGCATCGATTTGATCCGCGCGCTTGAGTTCTATCTGCTTGGTCGATGACTATGAAACCAGAAGCCCAGCTGCAACGCGACATTCGTTCCATGCTTGTCTTGCTTGGGTACACCGTAATGGAGACAGGCAAAAGCAGGAGCAGGAACGTATGCGCCAGGTGCGGGAACCGTGCATACGCAACAGGATGGCAAGGCAATACGCCGGGATTGCCAGACTTGTATGTGCACCGTGATGGGTGGGGTCCGCTTGCAGTTGCGCTGGAACTAAAAGCCGAGAAGGGAAAGCCTAGCGAAGCACAGAAGAACCTAGCCGAGCGTGGAGTAACCGTGATAGTGCGTTCGACAAAACAGGCGCTCGATACATTGTCGACCATCGAATCCCGTATTGGCGATGAGGCGCAAGTAGCGCGCATCGCCGGAGTTATGCAGCAACTATGATCAAGGAAAAGATTGCAGATCCAGAGATGGATTGCTGGGACTACGTCTTCCAGCAGAACGGCGTCGACCGCCTATGGATTGCACGTCCAAAGCACGACAAGAACCAAGCCATCACCTACAACGTTGGTGGCATGTGGCGCTACCTTCTCGTCGCAGACACCGAGGAAAGCATCCGCAGCCAGGTGAGCGCGGCGCTCGATGCCGGAAACGCCGAAGACGTGATGTCGAAGATAGAGTTTGAACAGGTTTCCCTGATCGAGATCTTGTCGGCATGGCGTTTCATTCGTTACGAGGGCCGCAACGTATGCGCCTTTGAAACGAATGACGAGAGCGTTGTGATTGCGCAAGCATTCCCTTCAGGCCCGGTCTGCCCGACACGCAATGGCTTCTTGTACTTGTGCTACAACCGCAAGACAGGCAAGCCGCTTGGGCAGAGCGTAGGAGACGATGTCATTCCGCTTGCCGCAAACAGCATCAGCGAGATCATCAGCCTTGTGTGCGACAAGTACCCGCAAATCAGCACGGAGGATGTGCTGATCGAGCACATGATCGTTGCAAGCAACCTGATAACGGCAAGCATGGAGCACCCCATCATCCTATGGAACGGCAAGGTGTTCCCGTTGCATGACATCATGCAGATCAATCCCAACCACAACCCCAACGATCCAGAGGAATACATGCTCGACCATTACTGAACAAGATGAACAAGCATGCTTGTTCAGTAGATGGTATACTTGACTACCACGGGTACGCATGCAAGGGCCATTCATGGTCCTTGCATGTTGCTTTTGGTAGAGGAGGAACTATGAATCCAGCAGACTACTTGATCAACCTGAAGGGGAAGCCTTACCTTCCCGTTGCAGGTCGGATTGCGATTATCCGCAACGAGAAGCAACCATACTCGATAAAGACCACGCCGCTCCAGATCGACATGGAGAGCGGCTTCGCCGTATTCCAGGCCGAGGTTTGGCTGGACGGCATCTTGCTTGGGATGGGCACCAAGCAAGAAAGCAAGCGCGATTTTGCTGACTTCGTGGAGAAGGCAGAGACCGGCGCAATTGGAAGGGCGTTGGCGATTGCCGGATTCGGAACCATCTACGCTCTTCAAGATTTCGATGAGGGCGAACGCCTAGCCGATGCACCTGTAACTGTCAAGGCATCGCCAAAGCAGGATGCGGCACCGAAGAAACCAGACCAGCAGATGGATATCGCTACTGCTGGCAAGCAGTTCAAAGAAGCCGTTGCCTACTTTGAGCCAGGTATTTCCGTCGATAGGCTCAAGCAGGTCTTCAGGATACTTTCCGGTGACAAGGAGCGAACCATCGAGTCCCTTGGCGAAGCCACGGACATGGTGCTTGCATGCAACATTCCAGAGGAATGGCAGACACTGATTGCCCGTCTTGGCAAAGGTTCGGATGCACCGTTTTAGGAGGACAACGTGGCAATCATCAAGGTTGGTGACGACTTTATAGACGAAGAGACTGGAGAGTACGCTGGCCCAGCAGACAACGATCTGCGTGACTCGATAGAGTCTGAGGACGATCTCCTCTGGTACATGCGTCGTCTGATGCAGTATCAGTCTGCGCTGCAAGCACGTCAGCGTGAACTCGATGCGGTGATCGATAACTGCCGAAAGATCGTGAAGGACCAGGAAGCCCGTCTCAACTGGTTGAAGGGACGGTATGAGGCAGAGGCGTCAGTACTTGCCCAAACGCTGCTTCCGAGGAAATCAAACGGCGACCTGCGCAGCAAGACGTACCAGTGCCCTTGGGGCAAGGTTTCTTTCCGCACAACGCCTACGAAGGTTGCGATCTGGGACAAGGATCTTGCGCTTGATTGGTGCAAGTCGAATGCACCCGAGGCTGTAGTTGTTTCAGAGGCAGTTCATGTAAGCAAACTGCCACAGTGGATGGTTGAGAAGATGACGGGTGAAAACTCCGAGCAGATCGATGGGTTCTCCATCGTCGAGGGCGGAGAGTCTGTCACGTTCACGACTATCTGAACACGAAGGCCCCGTCTAACCAACGGGGCCATTCCGTCTGGAGGATAACCATTGGAAGATTCCTTGATTAGGACGAACAACGTAAACCTGACGCCTGTTGGATTGACTGTCATCCATTCGCTCTCATACGACGAATGGGTCGACTTGATGAAGACGCTTGTACGACTTGAGACGGCGTTCCAGTTCGCAATCGGAGATGCATTGATCTACGGCGAGGCACAGTACGGAGAAAAATATAGTCAGGCAATGGACGCAACTGGCTTGTCATACCAGTCTCTTGCCAACATGGTCTGGGTTAGCAAGCACGTTCCTATTGCCAACCGTGTCCAGGATGTTAGTTGGACGCATCACCGAGTTGTTGCATCCATCGATCAGCAAGACCAGAAGGCAATGCTTGAATGGGCAAGGGACAAGGGCTTGTCTGCAGTTGACTTGCAGTCCCATATTTCTGGCAAGCAGCCTCAGAAAGTAGACCGTGTGGCACTTCCACCCGGCATCACAGAGAACGAGGCTGTGGCGGTCTTGCAGGCATACGCAGAAGCCATTCGGGAATCAAAGGGATCTGAGCCAGATCCAGTGCATTCCATAGATCAAGCCACTGCACTTCAGTGCGTGCTTTGCAAGACTTGCCCGTACCGCACCGACCGAGAGGAACTCCAATGATCTCAATTTTCAACGGGAGCATGCGCTCTCTTGACAAGAACGCAGGGCAGACGACCTATGTCCAGTTCCATCACGCAATCTTGCCGTACTTGAAGACGTTCACCAGCTCTGAGTGGATGGTCTTCACTGCGCTTGCGATGCACATGGACTCAAATGGTTACTGCTTCCCCAGCATAGGTGCTATCGCAACGATAACAGGGCTGTCTGTACCAACAGTTCGTCGTGCTCTTGACGGGCTGGATTCCGCAGAAGTCAACGGCATGAAGGTGCTATCGATGAAGTATCGATACGACAAGAACGGTCGCCAGACGAGCAATGGATACATCCTGTTCCCAGACGCAGACACTACAAAATCTGATGGGGAGGAGGGTGCAAAAACTGATACTGTCGAGGGTGTCAAAAACAGCACCCCCATTACATTGAATAAGAGTCATATTGAACAAGAACCACAAAGAACGGTAGTTGGACGACCAAGGACTCTGCCAAAACTGCCGCTGGAAGGTGACCCAGGCCGTGCCATTTACGAGGCTTACCGGTCTGTGATCTACCCAGAGTTGTACCCATCTGACTTCACCATTGGAGAGTGGACTGGAGTCAGGCACATCGTCTACCAGATGCATGCAAAGGGCATCGACGCACTGACGGTCGAGAATGCCGCAAGGAACCTAGTCACAAAGTGGAATGGAAAGCGAGACATCGTAACCATGCATGCATTGTGGAAGCACTGGTCTGCCGCAACGACTGGAACACCGGTTGTCAAGCAGCAAGGCAAGCCATCACGAAGCATGGAGGACATTGCAACCAGCGCCATTGACGTATTCCGAAAGGTGTCTGGCTCTGATCTATGAAACTGCTGCTTGCCATCTACCAAATCGGAGTAGTCATATTCTTCTGCTCCCCACTCATCGCCCTTCTCTTTGTGAACGAAACTGGGGAGAACCTTCCGACAGGCAATGGAGTCTCTGCTACGCATGGCCGTTGTTCCAACTGCGATGCTGGCGGGAGGCTCCAATGCAGGAAATGCTTTGGGGCTGGATGGATCGACTGGAAGGAATGCCGTAAGTGCGATGGGCGTGGCAGTATCGTCGATCCTGTCTGCTCTGGGAAAGGATTCATCGAATGACCGAGAAGACATTCGCCGTCGTGTCCAACATCCTGTCTGCCATGCCGTCCTCACAGGCATGGGATGATCGCGTAAGCATGATGTACGCAATCGCCATGAAGACATGGGATGACAAACTTACCGAACGTGCTGTAATGAAGGCGTTGATGACTCGCAAGTGGCGTCCCACTCCATGCGAACTGCGTGAGATTGCACTGCAGATCAAACGTGTTGTTGTTCCAGCCCCGCAAGCCCAGGAACAGATTAGGCATATTGTTCTGCATTACCCATCAAAGGATCGGCGAAGCGCTGCCGATAAACTGATCTCCGAGGGTAGGGTTGCGCCAATGGTGCAATCCATCGTGAAATACCTTGGCGGGTGGGAACGAGTCGGAGAACTGACTGACGACAAGTTAGAACGTGCAGTACAGGGTGTCATGGAAGAAGCTCTGGATGATCCATCCATTGAGAATGAACTACAGATCCCGATTCCTGCCTTGGGCGAGGCCAAGGATGCAAAGATGATAGGTGCCTAAGATGCAACGTGGATGCAACCGTGTATCAAACTACCAGCGCATTCTGATCAAGGCGGTCATCGAGTGCGGGTCAAGATCATCTGCGGCAGAGTCACTTGGCATCAAGCCCAGGACACTGGAAGATGCGTTGTATAGGGCGTTTCGAGCGCTGAAGGTAAGCAACATAACGGATGCTTACTTCCTCATAAATAACAACGTATTTTTTAGAGAGGGAGATGCGGGAGAAGATCAGGAGTAGTATGATCAATCTGGTAGTGTACTAATCCAACCTACCGGGTTGTCCTTTCGGATAAAAGCCTCTTGCCAAAAGCAAGAGGCTTTTATTTTTAGTACCAAGCCCTCCAGTCTTCTGGAGGCGACCCAATCATGTACGGCCTCGGTGCAGACCGCCACAGTTCTTCGTCAGACGCAGGTACTGGAGCATTCCAATCTTCTCCGCCAAGTTCCAGGCGTCCAGATAGAAGATCCATTCCCGATGTCTTCCCCTGAAGGGTGGTCAATAGACTTGGCCCTTCCATTCGCTCCTGCCCTTCGCGCGCAGCCCTGAGTTCCTTCGGGTCATATAGGACACGACCTCCAAGGAAGGAGAATCCGCCCATGAGCGAAGATTTCAGAAGGGCTTCTGCAGTACCCACATTTGTATCTCGCATCATCTTGTAGGAGTCCATGATGTCATGCAGCCACCACCACATAAAGCGCTTTGTAAACGCGCTATTCATATCTGGTGTAGAGAATCCCTTGACTCCGAATCCCTTTAGCACGGGAGCAACGACTTCATTTCCGAAAGTCTTCAAAGCTTCGTCAGGAATAAAAGCTGGTTGACCAAAAGCATCTCGACCAGTAACAGCTTCACTAACAAAGCCAACGATTGGACTGGATCGGGACATAAGATTTCCAGCAACCTTATCCCACACGAGTGAGATCAGAGGGCGTTCTCCTTCGGTTCCCTTGCGCGCGGACCACTCGGTAAATCCATTGAATACCGCATTCATCCATTCAAGCTGTGTACTGATAGCACCAGGTGAGCGGAATGTATAGTCTCCAATACGAACACGCGTACCAGATTTATCAGCGGATACTTCCATCGTATGCGGATACAGGGCTTGCGATCCATAGATAAGAGCGAACAGGCCAGCAAGTAGACCCCATGCCTGAGACATCAACTTCCAGTGGTAAGCGCCTACGTGCGGATCCCGCCGAAGAATGGATCGTTCATCCAGGCGGTTCATCCTAAGGATGTTTGTGCCGTAGTCCGACTTTCCAACAACTGCTCCAGCAAGATTGGAAACGTTCTCAAAGATAGTTCGGCCTGTCCTATCCAACATCATTCGGCTTGCCCACCATCGAGGGCTGAACAAGGCATAACTATAAGCCTCGTTCATAAGACGATCTCGTTCCGCATCATCCGAGAACCGAACGTCTCCAGATGCAACATTCATAAGCGACGATACATCGCGCAAGGCCCTATTCCATGCAGTATTTAGAATCTTTGGCCTTCCGTTGTCATCAATCACGACATCGCCGTTGCTATCCGTCTCAAAAATAGGAGTCGGATTGTAGCCGCAATCAACAAGATGCCTTGCGAATGCATCGAATGCCGTCATCTTGGTTACATCTTTGGCAAGGGAATACATCCTTTGCGATTGCCCATGCCCAGGAAGATGACGCATCCACTTGATGTTGATCTCTTGATTGATGGACGGAGCAAGTTCATCAATATCCTGAAGTGTCGCAGAAGGATTCGTCTGCCTAAGCTCATCAAGATCGTTATCAAGATTGGCAGCTGCAAGTGTAAGACCTAGGTACTTTGCATATTGATATGTAGGTCGGCTGCGAACCATCTCATCCATCGATTGATGGAATACTTTCTTTCCGTACATTCCATCGGCGTTATAAACCTTTCCCTTGAATTCAAATCCAAGGTTTGGATTCATAAACACACGCTTCAAAGATTTAATCTGCTTTGCCAAGGCAGCAGGGTTGTCAACAGTCAGAATGTAATTCTGCATCAAGATTGGAGATGCGTCACCAGCAGCCCCAGCCTTAAATATCTCATTCGTAAACAAAGCGGAGTTGCGCGCAGCCTTGAGTGCAGTCTGAGTCCTATTTGGATTAGGAGCAGGAGGCGCAGGATTGATTACTGCATTGCGCACTGAAGAAGGTGTTGGATTTGGAACATTGACAAACGTCATGTTCCTGATCAACCCAAAATCCTCTTCTGCGAAATCTGCAGTTACGGTTCCAAACTTAGGATCAATGATAGCCTTTTCCGCATTCGGAGAATGGAATCCAAGAATATGCCCATTGGCACTTTCAATGGCATTACCAGATCCAGTCATACCAGGATCAAGAATAGGGCTAGTTCCATAGTAGTTATCAAAATCAGACCGCAAGGTTTTTGCGAATCCGCGAATGACATCGTCAACAGCATTGCATCCACAAAGGATATCTTCCAGCGGGGGAAGAGATAGTTTATGCAACTGGAAATCTCCAGTTACATTGGTTGCAAAGTTGATTTCACCATTGAGACCAATGCGATCTATGTTGCTTGTGACATATGCATCCGTAACTATTGTTTCATTGGCAAGTGCCCAGATCGCCCAGGGATCTTCAGTAATCATTGCATGGGCAATATATCCAAGGCTCTCTCCTTCTCCTTGATAATTAGCATCATGCATCGAAACATTGAATGCTTGCTGGATGCCATTCAAAACATCAATCCAGCGCATGGATTCGCCATTTGCATCTTTGATAGTGGACATTGCCCACAATGGATGCTTTTGCATTTCTTCCACGCCAATACCAAATGACTCTTCGGTCACTGGATGAATAAACAAATGGCGATTCTGCCGAATGTCATAAGCGGCAACTTCTTGTCGCCCATCATACATATCTGCAAACTGCAAAACACCAGATGCATTACGAATTGGTTCTCCATTTTCAGTTCGCTGCTTGGAAAACTCGAATGTAATGCCAATGGACTTGTGTTGTTTTTTTAGTTGGTCGATAAGTTTTTGATAGGCGAACAGAACATTCTTGTCGACATCCGTTCCATCAACAGGCTGCTCTTGCCTATGTTCAGCAATTATGGATTTGACATTGAAGCTTGCATTAGATCGCCTAAACATTACATTCTCGGAGATTTGGAATTGCTTTCCAAATACATTCGAGAAGGTTTTATTGAATGCATCTCGCATTCGCTTCGACCTGATTTGCTGCTCTACTTCTTTGGACGGAATGGCTTCGTCGATTCCGTTGGTTTGAACGATATCGAGAACTCGCTCGTATTCGGTAAAACGTCCGATTCCTCCAAGTTCGGAACTGCCCAGGTTCCAGAGCTTAAGACGGATTGGATTGACTTGCGATACGGTCGTACCTGCTCGCGCTTCTTGTCCAGGGGAGAAAAATTCGGAGACTGCTGTCTTTGCACTGCTTGTCCACGCATTGGATTCAGACCTTCCAATCTGTTGATCTGGGACCATGAATATCTTCATTGACATCCCAGCATCGGAAATCTCCAACCCATTAACAACATCAGAATACTGATTGGCAAATTGTTTTGCAGCAATGCTGTCAACAGGAGATGTAAAACGAATATCCATTGCCGGCACAACGGCATGTCCTTCGTTTGAGAATCCATATTCAAGGTTGGAACCGTCTGCAGTTATGAACGTATTTGGTTGACCAAGTTGCCTACCGACATGAGCTGCCTTTGCAATGGCAGACAACATGTTTGTGTTGCCAACTTTTATGCTTCCAACCCAGTGAGCCTTGGATTCATTGACAACAGCAGAGCCATAGAACGATCCATCAATAGCTGCTTCATTTGAATGGAAAGCCCCATTAATCACGTCAGCAGCATAGTTTGTGATCCAGTTGATCTTCCGCTTGTATTCAGAAGGCTCGCCATTTGCAAGCGATCTAACGGCAGATTGATAGACACCATCTACGCCACGCTGCGCTGTTTCGACAAAGACTTGCTCCGACACAACATTTGATCGTTGAGTCTCATTGGCATAACGCTCGGTAGTGAATTGCTGATAGCCATAATCTGGAACAGACCTGCCAGAGTCGGCAATGATTGCATTCCTAAGTGGCTCACTTCCATCAAAATCGTTTGACTCGTCAATCAAATCGGCAGGGATAGCCTCATCGATATTTCCAATCTGTTCCACCTGGCTCGTCACATCAGAATCAGAATTAGATTGAAGATTAGGTTGGAAGTCGTAGAACTGTTCTTGTTTCAACCTGGCAAACTGATGCGGCCTAGCACTGACAAGAGTTCCAGCAATATAGTAATAAGGATGATTTACATAGTAGCTTATGTCAGAGCTTTGCGGATCAAAAGTAATCCCTGAATTCTGAAGCTGCTTATAAATCAGCGTATTCAATTGCTGGATGTTTGTATTGCCAAACTCAACCATCTCTCCATTGAATTCCAGCTGTATGGATGGGATATTGAAATTCAAACTATTCTCAGACCATCGGCTGGAATATTTTGCATTTTCAATATCTTCAATGAACGAGTCGGCTTCTGCGTCCAATTCTTTCCACAGGTTGGATTTAGGTGGAATGTATGGATATCCAACGACAGATCCGTCGTCAAGATTAACGAAGAATGGTTTCTTGTTTGCTCGAAGATCGTTGATGCCAAGAATTTTTCGCTTCCTGGAATATGTCGGAGCACCAAATCCATCAGTCATTATTTCAAACTGAGGAGGGTATCCAGACGTAGGCGGATTAAAAATCCTACGCATATCCTGAAAAACACTAGCCTTGGAAGCAATGCTTCCAAGATGTGCGCGCAGAATTGATTTCGTCAATCGCTGCAAACGCTTAGGGTCCGCCAAAGTCTTCAAGGCTTGCTGGCGCAAACCAGGTTTCTCTTTGGCATTTTGATTCAATCGATATTTGATGCGTTCGGAAATTGCCGCTTGATGCAAAGACCAAAGCTCTGGATTCTTTTGCAGTGTGGCAATGGGATCGTCAGCATATTGCCGCATCAATGTCGTTCTGTTTGCCCACAACTTGTTGACGGACTGATCTGAAATGTTTTTGGAGATTGCCGTCAATGCAGTCGATTTCAAATATGGAAGACCAAAGTTCCTGGCAATGACATTGATCTTTTGATTTTTAGTATAGAACTCTCCGACTCCACGAGACTTGAATGCCTCTTGAGCTTCTTCGGAGATTCGTCCTTGAGCAGCTTCTTCAATGCGCTCGCGAGCAATTTTGCGTTGTTCTGGTACGGAACTTTCAACACCAAGAAGGCCGCGATTAAAAGCAAGCCACTTAGACATTGTGAACTGAACAGCAGGAGGAATACCAGAAATCGTTCCTCCAATATATTGGATACTGCCAGCCTGAATAGTTTGAATTCTACTTTCAGATTCAAGCCTGTCTTGAGTCAAATAAGTCCGAACTTGAACGTAATGACTAGGATTACTAGTACGCCCAACATCATTTAGAATGTCGGCTTCATATGAAACAGGCTTTCCGGTTGAGTAATCAGTCCAAACAATAGGAGCGCCGCGCCATAGATACAGCTTGTTGTTTGGAACTTTAATGGTCCTGTATTGCTGCTTCCCGTTGGAACTGATTTTGGATTTTACTTTTTTCTCTGTTTGATAAAACACGCGCCATGTTCCAGAGAACGTACCTGCTTCTCCTTCACCTTCTGGCCGGAATCGCAAATGATATACGCTATTGAAAATATTGGGCGTGAGCTGCATGTTCTGATACATTTCACGCGCGTATTTACTAATGCCTAGAAGCTGCTGATAGATAGGATTGGATTCATTCATCTTCCTTCCAGAAGTTGTTCCAATCCAACCCTTGCTTTCGCCAAATGTTCCGAGATCCATATTGGCGAAAGACAACATCATGCCATACGCAAATTCCTCATGCATTTCATAAGGAATGATTGACGTATTGGTCGGGCTAGGAATACGAAGCGTCTTACCCATTGCCGTTGCAAGTTCATGGGCAGCATAGTATGGCAATCCTTCAAGCCAGCCATGCGCAATCTCATGCAAAACGGTTTCGATATTAGAATTATGGAATGCAGTAATAAATCGAACGGCACGACCTGTATCAGGATCGATAGCAGTTGTATGCATCCCCTTTGTTCCAAGCATGTCTTTTGGCTTGGAAACATTCAATATGTGTCCAATTGCAGGAAATTTATCGCGTAGGAACTTCTCTGTTTCTTCTTCTGCCAGTTCAGCCAGAGCAGCAGCACGGCTGCGAACAATATCAGGATTAGTCGATTCAAATATCTGACTTGAAGACAGCCTGGATGTTGCCTTGCCAGTAGCAGCTCCATAAATGGCATTAAATTTCTTCTTGAACTGGAAATACAAAGGTCCAAGATCTCGAGCCATGAATTCGTCATAGGACATAAAGTCGGCTTCGCGATCAGTTTGGAAAATCTGCGCTCCGCCCATGTACCTTCTGCCAAAAACATTGAGCATTGCGGCATCGGCCATTGCTCTAAGGCGACGAGAAACTACGGAATGACCGAGCATATCCATATAGTTGGCAATGTTCTCGGCTGCTGAGTTCAACTCATCTTCGGACATCTTCTGACCTTCTTGCGTCACGGCAAGAAGCCTGGCAATGTTGACCTTCAGGGTTGCCTTGTCAGTAATCCTGTACGCCTCAATGCTAAGTTTATTGAACTTGAGATCGATACGAGGACTAACAACAGATGCCTGTGCCAGCATGCCAGAAGATGGCATCTCCGTTATCGTAATCTCTTGAGCAATAACTGGAGACTCTTGACTTGCAAACAAAGCAACAGCAGCTGCATCGATACGGTTATTGACTACAAAACCAGATTCGCGCAGCTTTTGTTTCTCGTCTTCTGTAAGAGTTAGGCGCGGATTGTTGATGTGAATCTTTGTTTTAGGTTGATCCGTTCCGTTCATAATGAACTGGAACAAACCTAATTGCCCTTCTTCCTCTGTAGGAGAAGATTGCAAATCATCGCGGCTAGACAATACTGGAATATTGTCGAAGAACAGTTGGGAATAATCTGAAACAATATCATCTACCATCAATTTGATGGCATCTGGATATGCTTCTGCCTCGATAGATGAGATTACATCATTTTCTGGCGACAGCAATTGATTCCGTATGGATGCCGCCATGGAATTGATGATCTCTGATCGAGACATAGTGGCAAGCTCTTTTTCATAATCGCCACTATCAATTTGCGTCCAGGGGAACATGTTGCCAAGGATGCTATACGCTACTTGCTCATCAGTAGATTTATAGAATCCAAGTTCAGACAATATGCGAGATTTGTCTTTTCCAAAAACAACGTATGGATCTGCATCTTGAACCCCAATGATTGCTGGAAGCTCAGGGAACTCTTTTAGGTATTCAACTGCAATATCTTCTTGGGCTAGGCGTGTTCGATAATTAAATTCGTTTTTGAATTTATCGAACAACTGTTTGCGCTCACCCAGCCTTCGTTCTTTTTCAAATACTCGAGACAGTTCTGGCTGATCAGCAATTTGATTCCAATAGTTGAAATCACTAAAGTAATCTGGGTCAAGGTTACTATAGGTATTCTGAAGATCAGATCGCCAATCTGTACGAGGTAGATACCCAACAAGAATATCCTTTAGGACATCGATCACCTCATCCTTTGTGGCAAATTTGCCATTGATTCCAAAATGATTTTTAATCGATTCAAATACAGACGTTTTGTCAACATAATTAATTATGTCATAAACAACGGTCTTTGGTTGCCCAGGGTCACCATACTTATTGGTATAAACATTTGTTGGCGATTCCCTTATATCTGAAATAAATCCATCTACAGATGAACGAATCTCTTCCATCTTGGATGGCGGAATAGATTCTATTTCAGGAGCATTCTCAACAGCAACACTGGGTTCAGAGATTTGCTCTTCTGGTGCAATTTCAGTTGGCTTTTGTGCTGCAGGTCGTTCAGTCCTGATATCAATGTCAAGTGAATCTGCAAAGACAGGCAAATACCTATCCGCTAGTCTATTTGCAAGTTCTATTTCCCAGTCTCTGATAAAAGACTCATATTTCTTTTTTATATTTTTGCGCTTGGCAAATGCTTTTTGTTGCCAAACAAGCGGCATGTACGATTCATCATCTTTGTAAAAAGATGGATCAAGTTGGTTGTATTCAGGAACTGCAATATTCAATGGCTCCTCGCCAGGAAACCCATTGATAAAAGTTTTCCGAATAACAGTAGCAAGTGCAGCACCAGCTATTTCATACTCTGATGCAATATCACTATCTTCAGCTAGGAATTCATTGTATGTATCTACAAATTCTAGATATACAGAAGTGCCTTCGTTTTCAATGGTCTCTCTATCATCTGCGAGAAATTTGCTATCAAACCAAGCAAGATCACTTCGCATATACGAAGTGTCATCTTCATCAACTTTATATAGCCCATATGGGTATTGAGTCTTAAGCTCGTTCAAATTATCAAGAGCAGATTGAAGAGCTTCTATTCCATCTTTAGAAGATTGAAGCGCTTCTATTCCATCTTTTTCAAACGATATTGGAATGACCGGCGTGTTTTCAATTCGTTCACGCACAGGTTCTTCAGCGACAACATCTTCAACGGCAACAGGTTCTTCTGGCTGTTCAAATAGCGATATATCTTCTACTGTTTCCGTAGGCGCAATGGGTTCTTCTTGAGTAGTAGGAATTTCAACATTTCCAGAAGCCCTATTGAGCAAACGCTCTCTTGCAGTGAGAACCTGATTTCGGATTGATTCACTATTTGATCGAACGAACTCATCCAGCCCTTGTTTGCTAATTTGACCCTTAGGAAGATTGCTGGCAAGACTTTCAATGTAGTCTCGGAACTGCTTATCAAGCCTTACAATTTGAGACCAGACATTTAGAATATCCGCATTAGATTCAGCAATGGCGCGGTTCTGATCGTTATTTAGTTTGTTGCCAGCCCTATCGAGTATGTCTTTGTTTTGATCTTTAATAAGGCGTTGCAGCAGTTGCTTTTCTTGCGTGAGATATCGACGAATTGCTCCACGCAGTTCTACTGACTCATCGGATGCAGAACGAAAGGCGGCAAACTCTTCCATACCTGGAAGAGCACCTTCTTCAAACTCCAACTCCGAACCAATAAGATCAAGAACTCGTTCACGAATACCATCAATAGTGACAGAAGATTTGAATGTCGACGGAACTCCATCTTCTTTTGTCCGCACTTTTTCCCAGAGGAGCGCCATGCGACGCTCGTCCATATCTGGGTTTTCTGCAATGGCTGCGTATAGTGCCATCTTTGGACTATCGAACGAATCATTGATAGCAGCTTGAAATACCTGATACGGAAGACGAGAGATAGACAAGCCTTGCTGAACAAGGTTGCTATTCATGGAAACACCTAGCTGGCGCAGCGTTTCTTTCGAGCGCGGCTGCATGCGGAATATTTTTGCAGCATCTACGGGAGTAGCATTCCCACCAGCAATATTGATCAGGGCACCTGTGAACAGTGCCTCTTCCGCTGACGCAGAATCAAGGAACACAACATCGAGTTCCTTGACGCCAAATCGTTTGGCAAGGGCAAACCGATTGTGCCCATTGACAATATAGACTTTGTTATTTGCTGGGTCACGCCATACAGCAACTACACCAGCAAGATCGCGATTCCATGCCTGGGCATCAGCCGTACTTCCAGAAACACCCTCTGTTCCAGATAGTGCACGGAACTGGAATCGACCTGCATCGACATTGATGTCTTTGACAAGCATCGTTCCGAGTCGCTGATTTTCCAATACGGAAATATCAATGATCGGATCTTCATCTATCCGAGCATTTTCAGGAACGATAATCGGATCAGGTTGAGCAGGTATATCTTCAGGCTTTACCTCGATTGCCACCTCTGGCTTTGTAGGCAATGCTAGAATCGTAGGCGCTTCTATCTGCGGAACAATAGGCTCTTCTTCCTGCGGGAGAGGAATTACAGTCTCATCAATAACAGGAGGCGCAGTAATGTCCTGTTCAATAGCCGCTTCTTCTTCATCAAGAAGCGGTTCTGGCTGAACCGCAACAGGCTCTTCGACAATAGGGGCAAGAGATTCAACCTCAATAGGTTTCTCTTGAGGTGCCGGGATTACAGAAGGTGCTTCCGTTGCTGGTGGCTCATTGATATCAACAAGCACGGTGGGCATATCCAAATCCAAATTTCCAGGATCGGACATCTCATCGAAAAGCTTGTTTACAATATTCTTAAGTTGAGGATCGGTAAGGAATTGAACAAGTTGGTATTGTCCATTCCACCAAAGTTTATTGGCCTTATTCCTATAATCTGGAACGCCAAGAGCAGCAAGCAATGCCTTCTCTCTATCGGTAAGGCGACTGTATTGACTATTCGCAATCTTGCGAACAGCCGAATGATAGAGGTTTTTCCCTTGATAGAAAACAGGAATACGCTCAACCGTTGCGGCTTCTTCATCAGGCGAGTTTGGATCACGGACTACAACCTCAATAAAATCTGAAAGACTCAACGCAACACGGCGTTGGTCATCGGACATTTGAGTCGTTACATGATTTCCAAACTTACTTGCGATATCGTTGTAATCGCCAATTGAAACAGCAGTCGGCTTGGTCTCTTCTTCCGTAGTTTCAATTACAGGTTCTTGTTTTCCCTGCTTGCGTTTTTTAACAACAGGTTTTTCTTCCTCAAGTTTAGGTTCTTGAGAAACAGTCTGTTCTTCTTGAACCTTAGGCAGCTTCTTTTGCTTAGGCTCTTTGCGCTTGCTTGGTTTGGTAGATGGTTGTTCTTGTTGGTCAAGAAGAGATGGAGATACTTTTTGCCCAGACACAATCGATCCAGGCTGAACAATTACTCCACGCCATCCAGTTGATTCAAATGCGACAACAGGACCGAAATCGGTATTGTCAATAACGATTCCATTTTCTCGCCCACGCGCAGTATCGGCGACAATAACAGTTCCCAGTTCAAATTCGGAATCCGCTTTTGCCAACACGCCAAGAATCTTGTTTCGGAATTTAGACTTGAGTTGTTTGATGTCTTGTTCAATTTTGACTGGATCTTGAGCTTGATCAATACGGGACTGCGCTTGTTGCAGTGCAGGAAAAAATGCCCTTGCCGCAGAGGCTTGTTGAGGCGTAAGTGCAATAGCAAAATTCTGAGAGTCTATATTCTTACTTGCAAAAACTGCATTCGGAGTATCTGCAATATCGTCATACTCCTGAAGATATTGCCGTTGCGCCTCGGAGAGATTTGCTTCCGAGATAATGTTGGAAAGGTTTACAACATCACCAGGAGCAGTCGCACTTAGCTTTCCGCCTTTTTCAAGGTTTACGGGATTGACACGAATGATTGCAGTGTCATATCCAAGCAGCTGGACAATAGCGTCATTATTTGCAGCGCGTCCAACTACTCGACCACGCAGTTGCGTATTGCTATCAATCCACACATAGCTTTTAAAGTATTCATTGATAGCTTTGTAAGCTTCTTTTGTGCTGCCTTTTGGCTTGAAAATCCTAAAGATATCGTCTTGTGCAACTTTAATATCCTGAAGAGACGGAGCACCAGTTCGCGGATTAGAGGGATTATAGTTATACGGAGTGTCCGAGGCAGTTATGCCAAGTTCACCAAACATTTGTTCTGCAATGGATCGATTGTTTTCTTCAAGATCCGATACGCGCAGAACGCTGTATTCCGGTTGCGACAAACGAATTCCATCATCGCCAATAGGATTTTCTCGTACTACGACATGATTGCCGATAACTCCAACAAGTTGTTGTCGGCTATCTCCTTCGCCCTTGACAACGTCCCTTCCGCCAAATGCGGATAGCCTTCCTGTAATTCCCTTGCCAATACGTTCTACTGGAAGTGAAGAGATGGCACCTGCAATTTGTTGATTTGCTTCTGCGCTAGTCGGTTCAGTAAATGTTTTGTAGACGTCGCTGTAATTAGAATAGCGAACTTCTTTGGTTTCAGGATTGTAGATTGCAATCTTTCCACCACCAACAGAAATAGGAACTTCCGCGCCAATCAATCCACGAGCTTCAACTCCAGCGCCAGGAGCTACGCCACCAGATTTGAAACGTACGCCACCGGCAGGTGCAGGAATAACTCCTTTGCTGATGTCTTCAAATTGTTGTTCAAGAAGAGAATTTACAAATCCAACATTGCCTTGGTAGTAACGCTTTTCAAGAGCATTAATTCCAGCAGATACTCCAGGAATCTTCTTGCCTACTGCTAGTCCAGCACCGCCGATTGCGCCTCCAACATTGGAGATCATGTTCTGGAACTTCGTATCCTTGATGAACAAAGATCCAAGTGCGAGATTTACTAGAGCATCTTTGATTGATGGTGCTTCAGCGGTTTCTCCGTTTTGGAATTTACGCCACTCCACCATATAGTCATAAGCAGCCAATCCAAGATTGGATGCTTGTTCACCAACAATATCTGAAGTGAATTCAGCGAAGCCAGGCATTGTGCGGCTAAGAGCTGAATATTGACCAATGCGTTCGCCAAGTCCACCAGTAGGCTTGAACTGAACATAACTATCAATAGATTCCTTGGATGCTTGCCCAATCTTTTGCAGAAATGCAGTCTGAAATTCAGAAAACTTATTCGGCGCATTTAGCGTGTTCTGCAAAATTTGACCAGCATTTGCTGCATCGGATAGCTTCTTTGCACTAGCGCCAAGATCTGATGCCCTTCCAATAATGGTAGAAGGTCGATTCCGAATTGCATTGAACAGCGTACCAAATCCAGCCCGTGTTCCAATACCAGAAGATAGATTCAAACCACCTTGCAATGGAATGGTAGCTATCTGCCCAGCAAAATATGCTTCTGGGTTTTCAAGCATGGATGTTCCAAGTATTGGCTTGATTTGATTTTCGTATACGTCGTCACCATAGACTGAACGCATACGCCGCTCCATCAACGCATTAGTTCCAGACGCGCCAATAAATGACAATGCAGCAGAGATTCCAGCAGTTGCAGCTGGTCCCCATCGTTTCGTTCCAAGATTGAATACAGACGAAATAGGACCGGCACCACGACCAAGTATGCCGCCACCAACAGTGGGGGCAATTGCTTGTTGGACCGATGCTCCAAAAGCAGCACCTTCCTGCTGAAGCAATTTGCCAGCATCTTCAGGTTGCACTTCTGCAAGGTCTGGCATGTTGAATAGAGCTGCCAACTCTTCAGGCGTTTGTTTCGGAGCAACTCCCTGAATACCAGCAGATGCTTGAAATCCTTTAACGGCACCCTTGGCGCGTTCAGCAGCAAGACGGAATCGTCCACCAATATCAGTAGCGCCAGGCTGGAGGATATTGAGGATTCCCTTGATACGATCCTCTTCTTTTTGCTGCTCTACGCCAAGTTGACGAATAGCTTCCTGACGTGCACCAATGATTGCAGTTGACGGATATTCAGCACGAAGACTTCCGCCAAAAAACAAATCGCGACCAGTCTGAGGAACCAACGTTGGTTCCATAGGCTGACCAGTGGCTTTGCTATATTGCGTTTGCCTTGGCTGCGTAACTTTATATGCAGGTTGCCCAGTAGCCGGATTAATAAGTGGAGTATTCAGGATCTGATTTACGCGTTGATTCTGAGCTTGAACCAATGCATCGTACTGATCCTGAGAGATCTTATTAGTTTTGCGACCTTCTGATAGAACGTTGAAGAATAATTGCTGCCCTGGTTTGGTAAGCAGCAAATTATCGTCTTGCAGAAGTTGCAAGTAATCAGCAAACGAATTTGTAGAAGGATTACTTCGTCGCATATTTTTCTATTATTACACAGATTTAGCGTCGACCAGGAATAGGGCTTGTTCCAGGCGATGTAGTTCTAGGTGGAGTCCGTCCACCAGATTCCTGCTGTTCAATATATTGCCTAATTGCAGGAGGAATATTGGCAGAATACTTCAATGCTTCCAATGCAGATCGACCAGCAGGAGTAGCCGCATATCTCGGGAATGTGCGTTGCAATACTTGCAATCGTGCAGCTTGTTGTGCAGGATTAAGTCCTGCACTAATAGTTCCAGGCGGGAAAGTTCCTGGATCGGCAGTAGGAGAAGCACCTGGAGCACCACCACCTGCTGCTCCAGGAACCATTCCGCGACCTCCCATAGCAGCAATCAATGCCATCATTGCATTCGGATCCATACCAGGTTGGCCGGCATTCACAACGACTGGCATTTGCGGCCCAGATGTAGCAGGAGCTTGCCCACGCATCAATGATGCCATAAGCATTTGAGTCATTGCATCTGGGCGAGATGTTTGCTGTGCAAGAAGGGCAGAGGCATCAATAGCCGAAGTATCTCCATATCCGCCAAGAATAGATCCAGCAGCAGTAAGATTTCCCTGAAGCAAAGCAGTTCCATTAGCTTTAAGTTCATCAATGCGTGCTTGAATAGCATCAACATTTTGTTTATTTGCGCTGAATGAACCCCTCAAACCTTTATCTCGGCCAATACCAGCAGCAGCGGCAAATTCCATCTTCTGTCGCTCAAGGGACATCAAGTCGCCGCGAAGTTCTTTCTGAAGCCCCATTATCTTTCCGGCAACATCAAGGCCAAGCGCACGTTCGTTGATACCCAGTTGCTGTTGCCGTTGTTGTGCACTCAAAAGAATAGAAAGCAATCGTAGTTTGGCATTTGTATCCGAAGCAGCATTGCTAAGTTTGCCAAGCTTCGCACGAATATTAGCTTGCGATTCAGCAGGAAAGGCTTTGATTTTTTCTTTTAGGAAGTCGCTTTGCAAATTCCGCCAAGCAATATCGGATTCAGCCTTCTGCCGTTTGTAATCGTACATGCCAACAAGCTGGCGAAGCTGTTCGGCCATCGTCTTGTTCTTGATGATCGTTGCTTCTGGGGCTACATAGTCGGCAGTAAAACCTTTTTGATAATCGACTACAGGTTTTCCATCTTTAAAATAGACACGCTGTTTTGCACCAGAAGGAAGAACGCGAGTTCCGCCAACTCCAGGAACCCAGTCAGGCATCAACTTTGCAAAATCTTGAACCTTCTGAGGGTTCTGCAGTGGAGTTGCAACGGTCGGCTGATCGAAACCTACATTTGCTCCTACGCGCGGAAGTACAGCATCAACATATTCCTGCGGTGCATATTGAAGCATGTCTTGCCGTGCGCGCTCAATGACATTTGACTTGGCATTAGGAGCGGCAAGCCTGGCTTCTGCCTTTGCTTTTTCAGCAATACCGCGCAAGCCTTCTTCCGGCATGAACGGCTTGATGTCAAAATCAGGCTGTTCAAACATTGATGGCGCCATTAGCCCAGCGGCAAAATCGCCATATTGAGATTTCACACCAGGCTGCTTGGCAAGGCCGCTAATCATTGATCTGGTTGCCGCCGCATTTGCCCTGGCCTGTTCCGTAATGGCCCTACGCATAGTCGGATTAAGACCAGCTGATTGTAGGCGAGTCAATGCATCAAGATCAAAACGCCGTGCAGCTGCCGCTGCTTCTTGTGCTTGATTGAATACAGCGTTTGCTTGCGATTGTTCTGCTCGCAATTCGGCAAGACGTTCGCGTTCATCCTGTTGGCGCTGTTGACGCGCAGTCGTAAATCCTTGTGCCAATCCACTTAGCAAGCCAGCAACAGAAGCCATTACAGTTTCCTCCACAATCCGTCTGGCCCTTTGACAAAAGATCCATACTTTTTCAATTGTTCAGGAACAACGGATGCAACATCGCCAACTTTTGCATTCTGATTAGCCATGTCCAGCATAATTTGAGTTCGCGTCTCAACAACTTTCCCAGAACTAGCAGCACCTCCAGCAGCAGCAGTGCCTTCAGATGGATAAAGTGGAGCACCTGTTGCAGTGCTATACATTTTTCCATCCGATCCAGTGAAATATGTTTCACCAGTAAATGGATTCGTATAGTCTGGAGCAGGATTGAAATCTCCTCCTTGCACAGGACGACCCCACTGATCTGTAATGATCTCATTAGTATCAAAATCCCTGGCTGCTCCAGATGGATCTAGATAATAACCACGGTTTGTATTCGGATTGATGCCAAATGCACCTGGTCCACCCAATGCACCAAATCCATTGCCAGGTTGAGTGGCAGTTGCATCTGTAGGAGTAACGCCTTTTTTCCCGAATCGCTCAAGAATACTTGGGCCAAGCAGCCCAATAAGTTGTCCAATCTGTCCTTGTTCAGCTTGACGCCGCTCATAGATTTGCTGATCACGCGCTTCACGCTGGCGCTGCTCAGCAAGATTTGCTGCTTGAAGTTGAAATGGTAGTTCCGTTGCAGCGCCAAGAGACGCAAGTGCATTTTGTGCAGCTTGCTGTCTCTGAGACATATCGGACTGAAAGAGCTGACCACGCATTGCGTCAGCACGATTAAGTACGTCTTGAGTCAGGGCAGTACCAACTTGACCGGCAGCTTGAGCCATGCCAGCACGAAGTGCAGCTTCTGCACCAGATGGAACGCCACCAGTAATTCCACGCTGTGCCGCACTAGCTTGCGTAGAGGCAAGTGCAGCTTCAGTTGCGGCAGTGGGCAATGCGCTTGCAACTTGACCAACTGTTTGACGGGGAGACAATCCAAATGCAGCCAGGTTTTCAGCTTGTTGCCGATACAGCCCAATGTTCTCATCGGCCTGTTGTTGATTCTTGCGGCTCTCCTGATACATCTGCAAATAGCGATTACGCGCATCCGCAGTAGCATTTGCAAGAGCCAACTGCTGACTGACTTTTGCTGGATCAGGCGGTGGCTTACGATTGCCGCGAAGCTGATTCCCAAACCAAGAGATGCCTCGCTGAACACCTTTATCCAGTGCACCACCGGTAATCATATTGACACCCGCATAATAGGGATTAGCATTCAATGCATACGTTGCGCCAGCACCAACAGCTGTCTCAGCGCTCGGCTTCTGCAGGAAGCGATTGACTGATTGTGTTTGCAATGCGCCACTGTATGGAGCCATTGTCTTTTGCAAACGAGCATCTGGATTGCCCCAAGATTGAACACCTTGTACAAACTGGGCATATTGCGATCCAAGACTACGCTTACCGCTTGGTTCAAATAGAGCTAGGTTCGATTCAGGAATAGCTGGATTAGCAAAAGTAGGAAGAATGTTCCCGCCAGGAGATAGTCCTGATCCAGGAGTAACAGAGAAAGTTGGGACTTCAAATGGATTGAAAGAAATAGATCCTTGCCCTGAACTTGTTGGCGCAATCGTTCTAGGCTTAGGTGGTGTAGATGGCACAATATACATGCCACTGCCACCTTCTTTTGGGCCAAATAGGCCATATGTATTCGATGCAAGAAATGGAACTGGATATTCCCCAATCATATATCTTGGGTCAATTGTTGCACCAGGATAAATTCCAAAACTGCTAGCTGGAAACAAAGGGTTTCGCGGATTTCTAACCCTAGGATTTACAGTGGAAGAATAATAAGAAGGTGGTTTTGCCATTGTATTGCCTATCGCTTCCTATTAAGTAGAAGCAACTACATGCCATCCGCTAATACTACTGATTGCATCAAAAGCTGCAATAAGTGTAACCGACTTCCACTGGGAAGCCAATGTTTGTGGAGTCGTTGACCCATACCATGTGTCAGTGGAATCTATTGCTATGGTTACTGAATTCGCCGCAGAGTCTACTTTAACTATATGGAAGAATCCATTGTAGGCTTTAGACGTAGGCGGCAATGTCACTGTAAATGCACCAGATGTGGTATCGCATCTGACCAGTAACGGAGATGTATCTGTCAACGTGGCAGCAGCGGTCAGATTCACAATAACAAATCCAGCGTTTGTATATGGAATGAATTCCTGGCCTAGATTGGTTGCTTCGTTCTTATATATGATTCTTGATGCACCAAGACGCTGCCCTGTCAATGTTTCTGGAGTTGTAAGGGTTCCTAGAGTTGGCATTAGTTCACCCTCCTTATACCGCCCTCATTAACATGCAAAAGGATTCCATAAATCCTAAAGTAGTTATCTCCAGATAGCGATGTTCCAGAAAGTTGCACCGAGTAAGAAGTACCTCGAAGATCTTTCTTGATGTTGCGTATCGCAACAGATTTATTGCCACTGCCAAACGTCCATGTTCCAGATGCATAGAACGTGAAAGATGGATTATTGAAAATTGGCGACACAAGTTGTGGTTGATCTTGATTGTAAATGCGCCAGTTGGTTGCTAGTGAGGAAGAAGTATCCAAATGGATATCCATTTGGTGCACTCGATTTTGTGCATAGTATGCTTGTCCCTGGCTATACGTTTGCCCGTAATGCCGAGTAAGCAATGCCCAGTCAAAAGACGTAAGGCTGGTTGTGTGTTTATCCTGAGTTCCAGTGTACTTATAAATATGACCATTTGATGCAGCAACATAAAGCTCAGGAGCATCGTAGTTTGAGTCAAATGCAAACATAGAACGCGGCTGCGTTGCACTGCCAGATGTCGGCTGCGGGAATGACCATTCAAACCAACCATTCGTTGCGGTATCGAAAACAAAAAGTGTTGTTACTGCCGTACCGCCAGGTTGAGCAGATGTAAAAATAAACTTCTTGTCAAAGAATACGCTGGAGCTTGTCCTTTGCAACGACTGGTCTATAGTCAAACTGCCAGATGTAGGATTGAACAATGCGTTGTTGCTTCTTGCATTGATCAACCTATCCAGGGGGCGACTCATCATCTCTGGCAATCCATCAGTGTATTGACTTATGCCAGAGTTGGATAGCCACCATACACGCCCATTGACAGTCTGCGCACACAAAGGAGCAATACAGCCAGATCCTGCTTCTCGTACAAAACCAAGAACAGAAAAGTTCGATGCATCTGTACCAAGAACTGGAAGAATGCTATTGTTACGCAGCACAAGCAAAGCGTTTGTTGAAGAACTATTCTTGCTTAGTCCTTCACCACTGAATGACACCATCGAGACAATCGGCTCATAGTCATTATTGCTACTGATATCGAAGGATGCTCCCTTGACGGGAAGTGAAGGATCAGTTGCTATAGGAACTATGGTCGTATGCAGCGAATACTCATTATCAGAATCCAAAAGCCAGGAAGCATACAACGTATTTGCTTTTGAAAACCAAATACGTTGTTGATGAATGGCAATGCTCTCGCATCCCTGGGGAAAGAAATCCTTGCCATCCCGGTACACATAACCTGTCTGTCCAATTGGCTTATCGAACAACAGTTCAGTATCGCCAATATTGTCGATCAATACGATGCTTGTAGCAGTTGTTGTTGTGCTATCCAAGAATATATTTGCCGAGCTACTGCTAAGAGATGGCGTTGCTCCTGCAATATTGACTTGGGCTATCAACCTGAATTTTCCATCAGGAAAAGTCGAACTATTCCGACGGTAAACAAGCAGATGCGTGTAACCAATGCCAGATGAATCTTTGAAATCGCTGGCACTAATAGTTAGTTTAATTCGGCTTTCTGCTTCGTTCGTGCGAAGAGGAACACTTGCTTTAGACAGGGGACTTTCGACTCCGCCAAAGTAAGTACTTACAGAGTTTTGATATGTCCAGGGTGCTTTTACAAGAAATGTCGCAGAACTTGTATCCGTGCTATATGCAGGGGCACTTTTCCAACGAGAGAACACATACTCGTACATTCCCTGATTCTGTAGTTCTCCGTTGTATACCAGTTGCCCAATATAAAACAAAATAGAACTTTGTGAGACTGGCGCTGCATCATCTGCTGTACTTACAAAGTAATCATCATTTACTCTAATGTAAATAGCCTTTACATTTTCAAGATCCGATTTAGCAAATGACGACAAGGAAAACGTCAGATACCTAAGGGTTTCTGAATACGCTCCGCGTGGACCCCATGTAATCGATGTTGATGTACCGCTTTGAATACCGATACTAAACGTAGGATTTTGATTTTGAAATTGTGGATTTAGATAGAACTGACAACTAACCGAATCGGCTTTTTTCAGATAAACCCCGGCTGTCATTGTCAATCCAGAAGCAGCAGTCCCGCCAGGCGTTATTGCAGTCCCATCATATGTTGCAGATAGGCCAAATGTTGCACCTGATTTATTCACAACGTAATAAGTCGTATTAGTTGCAATGCCAGTTATAGTGCCTACACTTGTAAACGATACTGGAGTACCGTTATCTGGGGCAGTCGAAGGAGATGTTGCAGTATGCGTAGCAGTCGTAGTTAGATTGACTGTATAGGCAGTGGTTGTATTGTAATAAAAATGCCTATCGCGAACATACCCTGCGTATGCCGCTGTATTCGTATTTAGACTCGTTGCCCTAATACGAACCAACTTATTATCTGGATCAACAGTTGTATCAAGGTTGGATGTTTTTGCTACTGCTGCATGTGGATAAAGATATGCATAGTCCACATACAGCCCAAATTGTGCATAACTTCCACTCGTTACGCCAAAATCAGCCGCCGCTTGAATTTCAACTTGAATCTTTCCAGTGCTTGTAAGTTCATCTTTGAAGTCGCGAAAGTCCGCAATTACATCAATGATCGAATAGCCATCTGGATTCAAAGTAGGATTCAGATTGACAATCTCTTCAACAATGCACCCATCAATCGGAACTTGAACGGCTCCAGACAATTTTGTTCCGCGTACACGAACGGCTATTGGCCTTCGCCTGGGAGTTGTAATCTGATCAAAATGTATAGCCCGAACACTAAACCTATACATCAAGCATGTTGCCGAAACGCTTCCGTTATATAGGGTAGTTGTTTCAGTAACAGGAGTTACTTGCTGATAAACACCTGGGAAGATTCCAGCATCTGAATCATCATCGATAAGGATCTTATAGTCAGCAGTAGAGTTAGGAGGAAATGCAGTTTTAATTGTGACCGTTCTATTGCCAGACGTAACAAATTGAGTCCAACTTGCAGGAGCAACGTTATTCGTTCCAGTAAAATCTGCATTGGATAGCATCTGTGATGATGATCCAATAGCAGTTCCATTTGTTACTATGTTATAAACATTGCTTGTCGGAATTGACTTCGCGACAAAAGGAAACGGTTCTGCAATTGGAGACAGTTCTGTCAATCCAGTCGCAACAGGTACAGTTTCTCCCTTAAGGGTAGTTACTACAGTGACCGTACAAGTAGGCGATGGCGTTGCAAACGTAATATGGCTAACCGACGTAGTAGTGGACGTCGGAAGTGAACTTGCAATATAAAACGTATTAGTGGTTGCGTGAGTTACGAAATAGACAGTATTTGTTGCAAGCGCACCAGGAAGAGTTCCAGCCGTAACGTCAGTTATTACGATTGGATCTCCGGCAACTAATCCATGATTATTATATGTGAAAAGATTTGTTCCAAGTGTGACCGATAGAAGTTTTTGGCTTTTTGTATTTGTATCAATGCGAAGTGGATAGCTATCAGTTCCAGTTGCAGCAATGCCAGGAGCTACATAAATATAACGACCAAACTGAGCCATACGAACTCTGTCAGGCTCGATATTGGAAAACGTCAATGTCCCAGTAGAGGACATTGGAATAGGCAATGCGTCTGAATGATTTGAATCAAATTTCCAGAATCCAGTATCAAGGGATCCATTTGATTCTCCAACAAGAACAGCCGTAGACGAAGTATTCTTACCAGCCCGAACTGGAATCGATGACCAATACGATCCAGAAATAGCATTCGTTGTTTGGCATTGGAATCCTTTTCGCTGAACAAGACTTCCGTTTTGAACAACTAGGTTAGTAATTCGCTGGGCATACCCATCAGCAATTTTATTCGGATCGGTATAAGTATCCATGCCGAGCCACAAACGATCTCCAACCGTTAGTGCTTGGAATGTAGGGGCTGAGGATCGTACATTTTGTGGCATTATTCGCAATTCCTCTTGACCCAATTGTTGGTCAATGTAATTCCTTGCTTGTAGGAATTACCAGACTGTTCCGATACTTGAGCAAAGTTATTTACAAGAGTAATGGATTGATCATATCCAACGCATGTAGTCTCATTCAAGTTGACGAAAGAATTTATAAGCGTTCCGTCTGGAAGCCATTCTGGGCATGGGCATGAAGGCTCCGGCCCAATGGATGAGATTCCTCCAATCCAGAATGCGGCGAATGACCTAAACCCGATAGCCATTACGCAGGAACGCTACTCGTAATCGGGTCTGCTCCAGCAGTTGTTCCAACTGTTGCAGTCCAGGATACCGTTGCGTCATCTTCTTGGTAGACGGTAAGAGTAGTTCCAACGACTGTAAATTTATTCCGTATAAATCTAAGTGCTTCGGTAACTGTTCGCCCACTACTGGAACCACCAGCAATATTTCTACCAAGAACTGTATCTGCAACTTCCTGGGCAGCACTTAGTGCAAATGCATTGCTATCAATTGCTCCAGCCGCAAAGTGCGTGTTATCAATCACAGCGGGTTGCAACTCATGGATATCAGCAGCAATGTGTTGCGCCCCTGTGATGAACGTAGTCACATTGCTGTTCGCCGCGCGGACGATCCGACCGCCATACGTTGTGGAGCCGGTATGGCTGGACATTGTCGCATCCCATACGGCGTTCTCAATTGTGGTTGCCGCACCGGAATTGACGGTGCCGACAGTGACCGCTCCGCTGGACACGGACAATTGCGCCGTGCCGGTGCCACTTGTGATGATAGCACCAGCGGAGCCGGACGACACGTTGGGGAGAGCAGTAAGGCCTAGCCGGACTGCGTCGAGGAGGTCTGCCAGAGTGAATTGAAACTCCGCATAGACGGTCGCGACGCCTGTAGCCTGCACGGATACGATCAATTGGGTTGAGTTCGCAACGTTGAACCGAGCATCGGCAATCTGGATTTCGTACACGCCCGGGAAGTTGGTTGCGTCAATTTCCCTGAATCGGCATTTGGTCGGGGTAGGAGCAGCGTATGTGCCGATTGTTCCGACTGTTTCAATCGTCGTGAGGGCGGCTGTATAGGTTGTCGCGGTTGCCTCCACGTCCGCAATTGTTGAAATGATCAGTCCGGCTGAATTGTAGGCAAGGCCAGTCTTGCCAGCTCCGCTTGGCGAAGTCGCGTCCTGCAAAAACATCCTGATGATGTTGGACGTGCCGCCACGACGTAGGAGTATTTTGCTCACATCAACCTCGCATCCCGCCGGTCATACCGGCGTACGTAACGCCACCAGATGTCGTGTCCTGTATCATCAGTTGCCAGTTCATCGACAATAGCGAATTCGTTCCCCATGTTCCACCGTTGGCACGGCTTGCCTGCACGTATTCGGCATCTGTCACCGCACTCCAGTCTCCTGCCGCAAATACCACTGTTTGGACGTACCGTTGGTCGACCGTATTTGTCGCGTGCATTGCAACGATATATCGGCTACCGTACGACAACGTAGGCAGCGTTGATTCGTCGAAAAAAAATTGATACGTCGTTTCTAGGTTGCTTGTTGGAATCATTACTTCGTTTGAATTGAACGATCGTTGTGCAAGCAAATTCGATGCCGCGTCGTAGAGGTTCAAATTGAACGTTGCGTTGCTTCCTGAACCCGAAATGAAACGGTGCGTCGCGTTGATGCCGACCAACGTAAATGTTTTCCCCCACGTCGCTGGAAGAGTGAATTGTATGCCCAGTTCGTTATTGGTGGAATTCACGTTCCAAGTGCCAGAAAGACCCGGGGTAAACGGAGTCCCATATGTTTTTGTGGACGACCTATATCCATACGTCACGTAGCCGCGTGTACTGATTTTTGCCGTCGTGCCGGTCGTGTTCGCAAAAGCGTACGGAAGGTTGTTGTACGGGTAAGCGTTTGTCCTGCCCCACGAAATGCTGATGGAATTCGACGCATTCCATGTGCCACTGAGGGGCTGGATCACGATACATATCGTTTGCCCGCGATATACGTTTTGCGTCGTCCCGAGTGTAAATGTCCGTATACCGCCAGCGCCCACAGTCGACATATCGGTGTCGACGTAAGACTGCCAAACGCCATCATTGAGACCGGTAGTCGCGTCGCATCCCTGAAAACCGATCCTGGCCATTCCCGGCGATCCAGTTTTCTGATAGAGAAAAATCAAAACGGATACAACCGTTGCATCCTCCTCCGGCATGAACGCCCAGCCGACTAGATCGCTCGTTGAATCCTCGAGCGATGTAGCATATGTGACGTTCGTGCCCATACCGATCAGTGGCGGTATCCACATAGATTGAGGCATCGCGTCAACCTCTCATGCCGCCGGTCATGCCTGGATACCCGACACCGCCGCCACTCGTATCGCGTATCATCAATTGCCACGACGGGATCAAATTGGCATTAACCTGCCACACGCCAGAGTCTTTCCGCTGAATCATACTCATAGTGGATCGCAAAAACGCCGTCTGGTCTTGCAGGATTGTCACGCACGTGAAGGCCATGCTCATGTTTGCCACGCTCAATGCTTTCAGACCGACTATATACTGCGTTCCGTAAGACAACGTAGGCAGCGCGGAATCGGTAAATAGGATTTGGTATGTACCATCCTGCCCCAGATTTACGGCCTGATCGGAATCAAAAGAGCGTGTAGTAATTAGGTTTGAGTTGGAATCATAGAGGTTTAGCGAAAACGTACCTCCAGCATCGAGTAGCAAGTTGGCATTGATCCCCAGCAGTGTGAATTGCTTGCCACGTGTAGACGGCAGCGTAAACCGGTTTCCATATTCGTTTGGATTCGTATTGACGTTTCTAGCGCCGCTTCCGATGTAGAACATCGGGGTTCCATACGATTTCGTTGCCGACCTATATCCCCAGAACAAATGTTGGTTGGTTGTTACTTTTGCCGTTGTGCCAGTCGTGTTGGTGAATGCGTATGGCAAACCAGACCACGGATATGAGTTGCCACGCCCGTACCAGACGGCGATGCTATTCGTCGAATTCCACGTTCCGCTTATCGGCTGTATTACGATGCAGTACAATTGCCCGCGTGTGACATTTTGAGTCGTCGAAAGCGTGAATGTGTTGTACCCGCCTGCCGTTATGGATGTTCCGGCGACGTCGACATACGATTGCCACACACCGTCGTTGAGCCCCGTCGAAGCGTTGACTCCTTGGAACCCGGCGCGTACCGTTCCCGGCGTTCCGGTCTTTGTGACAATATAGAACAACACCGAAACAACGGTGGCGTCCTCCTCGGCTTGGAATGCAAAGCCGACAAGGTCCGTTGTTGCGTCCTCGATCGACGACAATTGAGTAGGTCCTTGCGTCATCGGGTCGTATGGCGGGTCGAAATATACCGTGGCCATTTACTGTATCCTGACGATGTTTCCGGCGTTGTTCGTGATGTCGTACGTC